GGTTGATGAGATTCTTAAAAAAATAGCAACACTATTTGGCAGCGAGAGAAAGTCTGGCGATGTGAAAGAACCGCCTTTAGGCACAGGCATGCTGAGAGAAACCGCTGATAAGATTAAGAAAGCTAGAGCAGAGCAGGAACGTCAGATGAAGAAGTTAGGTTTCTGTGGCGGAGGCAGAATAAAAAGAAGATATGCAGACGGAGCGGAGGTAGAGGAAGAGACGTTCTATCTTAAGCATATGCGCGAAAAATTACAGGCGAAAGAATATGTACATCTTCCTACTGGAAGCAAGCCCTTACACAAACTAACTTTAGGCGAGGCACAGAAAACTTTTGGTACTGACACGACCCTGTGGGGCAACTGGAGATCTGCCAAGAATCTACTGGACACATATAGACAGAGATTAAGAAGTGAGAGTGGAACTGCAGAAGACAGAGCGGCGATTGCTGAGATGGAAAAGAATGTAACACGCGCTGCTGGTTTCCTAAACAAGGTTAGATTCACAGGCGCAAGTCCTGTGGATGAGAACATGCATAAGGAATACAGCAAAGTTAAATACCTTATGAAGAAATACGATCTACGTGCCGCTGAGATGTATTCTGAGGAACAAAAAAGAAAGCATGGTGAAAACTGGATTACAGAACTTGCTCCTGGCCTATCTAATGCACCGGATGTAGAACAAATCAGAAAAGACATGTTGGGTACAGATCTTGCAGTTAGAGATGTTAAGTTTCCTTTCTCATTTGAAAAAGAACTTCAAAATCTGTTTGGTATAAACTGGCAAAGACGTTTGGCGCCAAACTTGCCAGTCACGGCGGCCAATACAACCGCCTTGCTGCAGCATATAATCGGTAAGACTTACGGTAGAGGGTTAGAGCTTGGAGATCTAAGTGTTCCTCTGACAAAAGCGACATCAGTAGAGGAGATACCTCAAATGATGACCGGTGGCCGCATGAAAAAAGACGGTCTAACATACCTTCATGGAGGAGAAGTAGTTATACCTGAGAAATTTGCACAGGGCGCCGAGGTTGAATCTATGGCATTTGATAGAGCATCCCTAAACAACAAATATTCTGTGGATGTCAATACAGACGAGATAGCAAGCGCAATCGAAAGCGCAGTAAAAGAGGCTATAGAAGCATCCAACTTTCCTAAACTAGAGGTTGAAACGAATGGTGTAAGTGTTCCACTAGACGCCGAAGCAGCTACGGCCAGCATAGAAGCTGCATTAAAAAACGCAATCACTGGTCCAGGTGCTGTTGGCGCAGAAAAAATGGACGCTTTGGAACAGCACATAATAAAAATGGACAATACCCTGCTCGATGTTAAAGGTAATTTGGAAGACAAAATAGATCGTGACATAGAGATGGTAAGTGGTAAGATAGTAGATAGGACCGTTGTTAACGAAATGATAACTGTCAAGACCGATCCACTTTTGACTGAGATAAACAACAGAGCATCTACAGGAGATGAATACAGGAGAGAGATAGACAATCTAAAAGCACATCTTAGTTATCAGATAGAGGCTATTGAAGCCAAGATAAACAGAGTGTCTACTCATATCGGAGGACAATAATGGCTTACGAAGAACCGTGGGAAGCGTTTGGAGAAAGTAATAAGCCACAGGTATCCTGTGATTTTTATGGCAGCCTTGCTGCTGACGTATGCAACGATTTTGGTCTTCAATGTGCTACGCCGTCTATAGGAGGCGCTTTAGATGGTATAGACATTAAGCAAATGGATGCCATGACAGTAATACGTCTCTCGTTAATGGAAGAGGCAGCCGATGCGGGCGTATTATATGAACCAATAGTGAATAATTTAGGGGAGATTGAATTTAAGCGTATGGGTGATAGTTACCCTAGCTTGGACATATACTATACAATACAAACACATACTTACAAAGAAGAATGTAAAGGCGTTATGATAACTGGCAAAAAACCAATGGCCGAAAGGCAGCCGGTAGAGTTTGTTGATCTTTTTGAGGCAGCGGGTGGCAGAAGGGTGTGGGATACATCTGATATGACATCTAACTGTAGTAAGGATGATTTTGAACATTCTCGTGTTATAACATATCACGACCCCCACCTGTCTACTAGTTACAACGACGGTATTGATAATTTATATGAAATAACAAGCGATAATCCGTGGGATAGAGTACTAGGTTATGCTTATAAGATCATACCACCATCCTTCATAAAAGATAGGGATGATGTTAGTATAAGCATAGACAACACGGCAGAAGTTCCTCTCGTATTAGATCTTCCTTCTTTAGGCACTTTCAACGAAAAAGATATTCCGGACATTGGTACTTTGGCTGAGAGACCCGCAACAGCAGAGGACTTGGCGTGTTTTGTTGATAGAGGAAAAGAAGTGACCGGAGGCGTAGAGGTAGAAATACCAGATGAGCTTAGATTTGAGACCACGCGTAATGTAAGGATGGATAAACTTCTAGGAGTCAACATGGTGTACGCCATAGGTCTAGAATGTGTACAATGCAAAGGTGTCCCAAAAAATAATGCCGCGGCGGCCGGAGAAAATAATGCCGAGAATACAGAGCTTTGGATAGCTATAAATGATATTGGCCCAAAAATGTTTAGGCTGGACTCTGGTGTACATTACATTGCCAACTTTGAGGGCACCGATGTAACTAACAAAAAAGTTATGATAAAATTTTCAAGTAATGCTAGATTTAATGACAAGGCGGCATACGGATCTAATGTACCATTTAAGGTTTATCCTAATTGTACTCTATACAGACAGCAAGGGATTACAGAAGGACAGGCCACCATATTGCCTACTGGCGGAACAAAAGGTATCCTGGTACATCAGATAGTAGTGGTGTTGTCGGTGGAATCTCCATGTGTAAAAATAATAGATCCACAAGGCCAAGCAAACCTAATAGCAGAAGACTTAAGAGTGTATATCGCACCGCTGGTGTTGACTGAAGAACCAGCACCTATTGCAAAGGATGGTACTGTCATAAATCAGGTAGATGGTATCGTAGATCATGACCCAACCACCACACAAAACCTAGAAGATACAGCGTTAAATAGTGCTATAGAGGAAATGAGCGGCGGTCCCGGTCTTACAATGACTTTGTCTTTTCTGGACGAGGACGGCACAAAAAAGCTTTCTCAAGCATTATATGAATATATGAGTGCCGGCGATGGTACCGAGACTACGTATGTCTGTGGCCCAGAGAGCACAGTGGAGTTGGGCGACAGGGGTGATGCCGGCGGCGTTGTAAACAGTATTTCTTACTCGTATTCAGACCAAGGGTCATATACGATTTCTGTCAATGAGGGCCCATATATAGTTGGCGGCGTTGAAGGCATAAGTGGAGGCGCATATATAAAGCAAACGGAGTCTTTTTCAGCGGAAGGTGTGGTAATACAGGATGGAGGAAACCACGTGGATTATAGGGTTCGCGTTGACGATTTCGGAGATGTTTATGCTATAAACTGCACACCATCGGTCATAAGAGTTGGTGATAGAGTAAGTGTTTCATTAAAGAACAATCCGGTGGAGGGTTAAGATGTCAATAGAAAAAGTAAAAATAAGGGCTCGAATAGAGGTTGGTAGATTTGAAGTAGAGACGCCTTATATACTGTCTTTTAACGTCAATAGAACACGAGGACAGGTTTCTACATTCGACGCTCGCGTAAAAATTGGAGCACAAGAAGTGGCCGACATGACTGGCGGGCCAATAAAAATATATGCTGGTGTGGATTACCCAAGAAATCTAATATTTACGGGTATCGTTAAGAAAGCTACGATATCGCCGTGTTTCGACGACCCGCACTTTGTTTTGGTAAATATGTCCGGCGCCGATGCGCTCAGTCTTTTACAGAATAAGAAATATACTAGGCGCTGTAGAGGCACGGAGACTGCCTGGGCAACAATCGATGGTGTTAGTAGGAGAGGACTAAAGAGTGGCAAATTTAAATATCGCCACCAACCGGTTTTATTAGTCACTGACAGTGAACTTAAGGACAATACACAACTAACTACGGCAGCAAACTCTGCGAAGATGAATCAACCGGTTGGTCTTGCAGCGCCACAATCATCGGTCGGAGCAGCCAAAGTAAAGGCAGAAGTCGTTACAGACAAAGACAATTCGACATCACCGGATACTGGAGGCTAATATAAATGTCTGAAACTATTGGAGAAACGGTATTGTACCTTCTGGTAGGTATGAAGGCTAAGATCTCGGCACCTGCACGTCCTATTATGGGTGAGGGTTGGTTTCCTTCGACGGATGAAGAGACTGTTGGTAGTAAAGACCCACAGGTACCTAAGAAGGGTTTTATAGTTGAGGATGAGAAGATAGGAACAATCGAACCAGTCAGCGACAATGAGGTTGCGGTTATATATACACATAAAATGGCACAAGAGAACAAAGTTTGGTTTTTCGCGGCCACTGGTGAGGTAGCTGTGTGCACCATATCGGCTGTGCCTATTCATGATCACTCCTCTATTGTTCAAGGTGGTCCTGCATTTGGTAGCTACTTTAGTGATGATGAGGCAGATCAAAGTTCAACTTAGGAGGTGTGTAGATGCCGGCAGAATGCTGTAAATTAGTAGGAAATTTTCCAATCAATGCTGCGGAGTGTTTTGTATCTATAAACGTAAGTAGCAGCACAGAATCCAGTTTGATAGAAAACCAGATGATTGTGGGCCCTACTGTTGGAACAGTTTCTGTAACGGGCCACGCACAAGATACTATACATATAGGATGTCCTGGCAGAGCCAATGTCCAAGTTCCATGGCTGAGAAAATGGGATTGTGATAACAACGATCTTTACTTTATACCCCAAGGCGAGGGAAGGTCGTCTATATTTGGTGAGGTGGTTGACTTGGCATCGTTGCATAGAACAATTGGAAGTTATAGGATTGTAAATGCTTCCTCATCTTCAGGACCAGCGGCTATATATACAGATGAGACGCAAACAGATGGATATGGTATGACATATACAGGTGGACCAATAAGTTTTTCTACAGGCCCTGATGGTGTAATATGGGATGGCGCCGGTCTAGATTTAGGTATAGGTACAATGTATTTACAGAACTTTAGTGTTGAATTTACACCAGGACAGATTCCTATGGCGTCCTATTCTTTTGTTTTTACGGGATCTTTACAGTAAGGAGGTAAAGCATGGCAGATGTTTCTTACACAGGTGAACAATATAGGCTTAGAGCCGGCGCGCCGATGCCCGTTGGTAATAGTAGATTTGTATTACATACTTTCATGGCAGAAAAGAATGAGATAGATCTTATAGTTTATACCAATACTTTGCCCGGTAGCGACGAGTTTAGAGGCCAGGGCGGAAACTATATGTCTGCCAATTTTAGCCGCCTGGCAGATATAGGGGGCAATAGTTTTTCAGGTAAAATAGTACATGAACCAGAATACGTGGATGAGGACGACATCTAATGGCATCTTTTATAGATTGTACCTCTGTAAATTTGTCCTATAATGTGTATGGTTTGGCTACGATAACCTATACAGTCGTACATGATACTGGAGGTATACATCATTATGGAACGGATACGTTGAGAATAGGCAATAGAACTTTCTATGGTTATATAGCCAGTGCCTATGTAAATAGAATACCAAACACAGAATGGTACGAGTCTCACATAACTTTTGTTGGTGATACGAGTCGATAGGAGGAGATATGGGATGTTCAGGATGTGGCAAAAGAAGAGCAGCAAGAACCTCTGGCAACATTATGGAACAATATAAATATTTGAACGACAGGCAATTAAAGGCCAGATTGGAAATATTTAAAAAAAGAAATTGCCAAAAGTGTGAAAAAAAAGAAAGGTGTGATTATGAGATGTATGTGGCTTGTAAAAAGCCTAAAAGCTAATAATGTAACCACTTTAATAATAGAAGACCACGATAAGGAGGCAAATTAGATGGCTGTTATAATTGGTGCAGGAACTACGGTCGGAGGAATTTTTTCAGGGCAGTGTGCCACGTCTGTTAATTGGGCATACAATCCAAATGTACAAAGGATATATTGTTTAGGTTCCTGGACACCCGATGAGGATAAAACAATAAGACGACCCACGTACACACTAAGCGTTACTTTATATTCGTCTGGCGCCACTCCAGTATACAGCACCGAACCAGACGATTCTTGTACTACGGCCAACCAAGTAGCAGCCTCAGTTGCACCAGCTACCTGTGAGGACACCGTAGATGCAATAGATTATAGTGATTGGGTTGTGACTAGTTACGGATATAATAAAGATGATCCACAGAATCCGTCACAAGAGTCTTGGAGTCTGCAAAGATGGCACGAAGATCCTGCTTTGGATATTACAGGCCCGTCATATATTATTAGGGGTATATCAGAAGGGAGCGTTAACTTGGAGGTAGAGGTCGATGCCGGCATAACTTTTACTGGTGTAACGGAAACAGGAAGCCAAGGAAGTGTATCTGCTGGTGGCGTTGGAAGGGCTGATTATACTAAATCTGGCGTGGTGATACAGGTCGGCGCAAGTACATATACATATGGTCAAACAGGAACAGGAAGTGTAACTATTCCATACACACCACTATGGATATAGTAGAGGAGGAGAGATGAGTAAGTTTTTGTTATCGGAAAGGTATAGATTAGAGCTTCATTGGAAGCATGCTGTTTATGAAAGGGAAGGTATATGTCGTTTGGAAGGTGCTTATTTTTCAGGACCGGCATTAAAGATTGCAGAAAAGATAAACAGCAAAGATAGTATAAATTTAGATTTTTACAGGCAGTATGTAATACTTGTAAAACATGTTTATGTTGCGGTTTTAGAGTGGGAAGAAGTTGTGTATAACAGTGACGGTACAATCACTCTCAAGGATGCCGTTTTGGCACACGAAACAGAATTAAATAGGGTTCCGCAGTTTAAGGATTCTGATTATATTGTCATAGACACAAAGAAGCATGAGGCGTCTACACACCACATGCATTTAGTGTATGAATCCTTTGTGGTCGACGAGAGTGGGGAACTTTATAAGTTTTAGGAGGACACATGCTTAGAGGACAAAGGATAAGGTGTGCCACGGTAAGTGGAACTGATTCAGAAAGATGGGAACAGCTTTATGGCACCACAGCTACCTATAATTTACCACAACATAAAAAGCATCTTCATGGGGGTCATTGTTGGGCCCCGTGCCCGTATGATACTACGTGCACAGGCGTCAGGACTCAAAATATGACAGGCTATTATTTAGATCCATACTATGACCCAGCGACGAATTATAGAACTATTACAGGCACAATTTCTTTTACAGACGCACAAAAAGTTTTACACGAGGACGCAGAAGGGCGTCACTACTATATGAAATCCACAAACAAAGGCCCTAGGTGGGGGTTTGAATGTACATATTCCGGCTGCCCCTACCAGGCACAGCACGGGAAACCGTACTTTCATATTTAGGAGGTCTATTATGGCAATAAGGATTGACACACAAGACTTAGAGAACTACCCAGGAACTGTAAAGGTAGTTACGATGGATCAAGACTCAATCGTGCCCACCGGCGAAGAGGGTGATGAAAAATACGTATTGAGTTTTTCGACCACAGCTTACAGTGACAATACCAACAATACTGCTATTCAGACTATTTACATCACCGATTTTAAGACAGGCTGGTGTAAAAGTTCTGGTTTTACTGGTCTTAATAGCAGATTTCCTCTCGATTCAACACACAACAAGCTGAGAGTGAAGATCGATGCTACTGTTAGTGGAACTGACGGAAGCGGTTGGTACGATATTACACTCGACCATGACAATGGAACATATCTGGAAGCAGAGGTAGTAGCACAGGACATGGAAGACAAGATACGTGCTATAGCTGATAGTATTCACGCCGCTGATACGGGTTTTACGTTGTCTTATAAAAATGCTTCTGTTGAGTGGTCGGGCAGTAGATTTAAAATTATATCTGGTAGCGTAGGTAAATATTACACAGGAACAAATAGATCATCAGTGCAGGTAACCGCAGGAACAACCAACGACTGTTCTGCTATGTTGGGATTTGATCTAACAATAAACAGCGAAGATCTATCTTCTGTGTCTTTGAAGGAGACAGTATTGTCATCCGATTATACTGCAGACTCACCAACGCTGAGTGTTTTGGGTTCTTCCGGTTGGGTTTCAGCAGGCGATTGTTTGATGATAACCGACGGTACCAATACAGATTATTTTACTGCAATATCTGGTACAACAGATACATCTATTGTTGTTCCCACTATGGCCACACACAATTATACAGGAATCGCACATAGTTATTCATATTCTCCGGCCATTAGTGGTACAGGTACCAAGGTTCAGCTTCTGAGAGAACAAGACCCAAAGAATGAGCCTGGTTTATATTATTCAAACGCAGACGATCTTATGAGATTTGGTATCAAATCGATCGTGAACCAGGTCGATTATAGTTCGTAATGGAGGATGAGGTTTGGCTTATTTTCACGTTCGTGACTCACTAAATCCATATAAAGTTGTAAAATTCAGCATAACGCTACAACAGTATATGCTGAAAGGATATGACGGTGATAATCTTTGGACGGCAGAGATTAATACGTTGGAACCTTCTACCACAGTCAGCGGTGGTATAATGCGTTCTAGGTATATACACCTAAGGACGCTACAAAACTTAGATGATGAAATAGAGAAAGCCACTGCCGATATGTGTCAGGAAATTGATTGGACACCGAGGATCCCAGATAGATCTGAGCCGTATGTGTACGATACTTATCCGTCCAACCAAGCTACAGAAATAGATATAGACAGCACTATATGGGTGGAAATAAAGGACTCACTGCCTTCAGCCGGAATAGATATAAGCACTATAGAGGCAGAAGTTAATGGAGTGGATGTTACGAGTGAAATAGAGATAACTGGAAATCCATATGATTATAAAGTAAAATGGAAACCTTCTCTAGTGATACGAGAATCTGTATAGAAGGGGGCTTTATGAAGGTAAAGGAATTTTGGCATTTTTTATGTGAGGAATTGGACTATAGGTTTTTTGCGGGTGTGCCCTGTAAGGGGTTTAAGCCGTTGTATGATACAATGAGCTCAAAATTTCTTCATTATATACCTGCGGTAAAGGAGGACGTTGCTTTGGCACTTACGAGCGGAGCGTCTGTGGCCGGTACTAAATCTGTCGTTATAATTGAGTTAGATAGAATTTATAATTTGATGGACGGCCTTTCCAGTTTTAGTGGCGAGTATAAAATACCAGTTCTAATACTTGCATATGATGGCACCGACAATATAAATTCTAAGAGAATTTCTGGAGCAGCAAAGGTACCGTATAGAGTCGTAAGCAACGTAAAAAGGGATATCAGGTATCTGACAAATCAAATAGATAAAAAACAGATGCCAGCTGTGGCAATAATAAAGGAGGGGACGTTAATATGAAGAGATATAAGGTTATAAAAGACTTTATTGCGTGCCTAAAAGACAATGATATTGCCATCTTTGCAGGAGAGGATGTAAGCAAAGAAGCTTATCAGTTTGATAGAGAAGGAAACTTTTATATTACAGAGTCTAGAGGTGTGGCGGCAGCGTTTGCACTCGGAGTAGCTATGAATACACGAAAAAGAGTGTTTATTTTTGCCGGCGATGGAAATTTTTTGATGGAAATGGGCGCATATGCGCAGATAGCAGTCAGCAGATGTAAAAATATATTTTGTGTCATTCTAGATAACGATTGTTATCAATCTGCAGGCGGACCTCCTACGATTTTTAGATCATTAAATTCTGCGACAGGCGTACTATTCAACATGGGATTTACATTTTTTAATTATACACCACACTTTAAAGGCAGAGTATCTATAAAAAACATGTCTAAAAAAATAGACAATTTGGTGGGCCCCGCATCTATTTTGATTGAAGTAGATAAGGGCCTAAAGAAGGGCACTAAAGATGTTGGTATATCAAAGGAGGACCTTAAAAACAGGTTATCTAACTTTATTATCGAGGACACAGGAACATCATTATTTGTTCCCCCCTACTCTTTAGACTTCTTTGATTTAAGTATAGATGGAGGCAACTAATGGCTTACGAAAACATAAGGCTACGAAAACCAAATCTTTCGGTGGTAGATGGCTACTATTATATGATGGATGAGGACACTGACAGTTTGATAGTTAAAACTGACGATGGAACACAGGCGTTTTCTTATCCATTAGATACAACCATAGCCAGCACGATTGTTAGTTTGGAGCACGACGGTAGAAATTTCTGGAGCATGGAAGCCGATTCTCCAGACATGGTAATAAGACGCTGGTATTTAGATAACTACGTTTGTAAACAAAGAGACAGCTTTACTATAAGCAACGTTAGTTCTAATGCTTTTACCGTAGAACACTACCATACCGATTTCTCTGGCACCGAGTTGGCAGGCTCTACGACGCTGAGCGTAACAAACGAGTCTGATATATCTAATGGAGAAACGGTCTACCTTGGTCCGAACACAAACGGTCAATCAGAAGAACGCACTGTCACCGGAGTGGGCGCAGGTACAATAGATGTGAGCCCAGGTATAACATACGACTATGCATCAGGAGACCCGATAGTTTCTTACAAATCTCTTTGGGTTTTTGACGACAATTCCGGCGGCAAGCTTCACCAGATAAACGCTTACACTGGCGCAACAGTTACTGGAACATTGGGAGGCGAATATTCTCAGGTGGCAGCTGCAACATTTTTCGATATGTACAGCCTGACCTACAAACCAACTTGGGGCGAGTCGATTTGTTTTGTAAAAACTACTAATATGCTTTTTTTAAATCCAAGCACACTAACTAATTTTGGTTCGTTAGCAATGGATAATGTGGAAGATGATAATGCTACAGTAATACCTCTATACGATTTAGCAATAGATGGCACAAATATGTACAGGCTCCAAAGAAAGGCTACTTATTATGGCCAGACATATACGTTTTCGGATAGTACCTATAATTATCAGTTATCTACGTCCACACCATTCATTACAAGCATTAGTTTGGCAGCAGAGCCGGCAATTTTACCGGCTAACGGCGTTAACAACAGCACAATAACAGCGATTGTTAAAGACCAGTTTAATGAGCCTATATCTAGTAAGAATGTATACTTTACAGATGATGACTCAAATGGTTACATAACAACCTCTCCAGTATCTACCGACGCAAACGGCGTAGCACAGACGGCGTATAAGGCTGGTACACAGGCTAGAGAGGTAAAGATTACGGCAACGGCAGAGCAATAAGGAGTTTAGATGGCTTACGAAAACATACGAATAGACGATACAAACTTTTGTATGGGTATGCAGGCAGGTACTTTTTGTACTCTTGATTTATCGGATCAAGCATTAAAAGTTAAAAACCTGACAGGTGCACAGATAGGTCCCGTCTATACGGTATCATCTGGGACTATAAGTAATTTATTGTCTTTGGATTATGTTGGCCCTGTAGACCAGACAGGACCAGTAGATGGCGCCACCTTCTTTACGCTGGAGAAGGTAAGTTCAACACAATGCCGGATAAAGAGATGGGAGTTGGATACTACTGGAACTACGCTGGATTTAAAAGATACAATAACAAAAACAACTGGCGGATCATATTATTTTGATGCGGTTGGTCAAGCAGTAGAATATTATAGAAGATCTTTTGATGGTCACAACCCTGGCGGACAAGATTACCTGGATATCAATAGTGCATCCAGACTATCTTCTGGAGATAGATTGTTTTTAGGACCAAGTTCGGATGTAGACAATCCTGGGGAATCCGAGTATGTAGTTGTCGACACGGTATCTGGCACAAGAGTAAATTTAACATCTAACATTAATTACCAGTATGTAGACGGCGACGATATAACATTCTACACTAATATATATCTAGTCAGCGCCCTCGGATATGCCGGTGATACCTCCAAAGGTACTATGTTTAAAATAAAGGCAGACACTGGTTCTGTTATAGAGACGGATAATAAAGGTTTTTACCAGGGGATATCAGCGTGTAAATGGTGTACATATGTGCAGGCGGTAGCGTGTGTTTCATCTGCCAATTTATTGTTTGTTAGGCCTTATGATTGGTATCAAAATTGGAAGTCTATGTTTTTAAATAATTTAGAAAATGATGATGCTACTCCATATCCAATTTATGATATTGAGTTTGACGACTATGAGGTGTACAAACTCTCTAAGAAGATTACACTTAGAGACGATAGTGGTGTAAAGTCTACTACGTCGTGGGCAACATACAATTATAGGCAGGATACTCTCTTACCTTACGTAAATAGTGTTGAGATGTACACCACAAAGTCTAAGATGATTGGCGACGCAGACACCACAAACATAGACATATATGTTCGAGATCAGTTTGGCGTTGGCCTACTGAATGTTGACGTTGATGTAGATGTGGACAGCGGAGACAACGGAGCGGTGTTCGATCCGATAGATGGTATAGTAACTACTGACGCTAATGGATATGCACAGCTTGGTTATACATCTGGAAACACTTACGAAGGTATGACGGTTCTTTCAGCAAACTGTACCGGTGGATTTACTGGCCACGGCAGCCAGTATGTGTGGAATTTTATGAGTATCCGCAGTGAAATAGATGTAGATGTAGACTACACTATAATAGCAAGAAAGAACGTGCGAGTTGATATTGAGCTAATAAGACAGATAGATAATCAAGCTAGTATATTATATTCAATATTTTGTCGTACATTTTTTACTATACCTGGTGGTCATTGGTCAAATCCTAGTCCTTATTCTGGCCAAGTACCTACATATCTCCCAACTTTAATCACCTCTACGGGAGACGGCCCAAGTGCCCCCATGGAAAGGCCCTGGGAGCCTGGTGAGGATGATCCGCCTTCTTTTGAAACACGAATAACACAACTAGAGGAGTTCGAAAGCTCTAATACTTTTAGGCAGATAGATTTTGAGTTCGACGGGTTTTTACAGTGGATAAAACAAGTTGGTGAGCAGAACCCTACTACGTCCGGTGTACAGTTAGCGGATAGTGATCTTCAGATAGATCAAATGAAGCTCGGTCACCATACGTATTGGGCTTCTGGTCAACCATATGATTATCTATGGACACAGGTCAATCTTAACCAGTTTATTTTTGTTGAGGACGCTGTACCAAAGTTTTGGAGTGAAAAAAATTCTATAGATACTACAATATGGATTCGGCTTAGGCCTTTCGCATATGATTTAGACAGAGACACCTTCAAATTCTATGTAAGAGAAAGCTCTTATGCTGGAGACACTGGATATAGAGACTGGACATCATATTGTACAATAACTTCTTTTGATGCCGGCGGCGGAATAAATGGTTTGGATGTTATTTGTACGCCTCCAGCCAATTTTCACCATAACGCCGTTGTTTATGTACACATAGAAGTATATGATGAGGCACCATATCCAAATTTCATATACACAGATTATTGGTTTATGACTATACCGGATTATAGATTTCCGTACTTGGAGAACTTAAATCCTAGTAGAGATCAAATTGATGTTCCTGTTAATACTGATGTGTATTTTGAAATAAAAGATGAAGGCGTCGGAGTTGATATAGGAAGCTTAGAGCTTCTTGTCAATTCCAGAGCGGTGATACCAACTATAGATAGAGTTTCATCACATCACTACAAGATAACGTATGATCCTGGTGAGTATTTTTATTACAATAAAGAGGTGACAGTATCGGTTAGAGTTAGTGATTCTTCTGAGTTTGCAAACACTCTAGTAGATAGTTATAGATTTTACACCGTTGAAAGCGCCGCAATAGAGGTTATACCATTGGAACCTAGACAATGTAAGAGAGGCTTCCCAAGGTTTAAGGATGTTAGTCTATTGATAATAGGACAGGGAAATGGGATTGATCTGAGCTCACTTAGAGTTCAGATACATCAGTACGATGTTACTAATAAAGTTCGTGTATTACCTGTAATTTATAGAATTTCTTAGGGGGCATCATGGAAGAGGAAAAAGTTAAAACGGTTAATCCTAAAAGGTGTTATTTTATAGTCACTTATCCTGATGGTAGGATAATAAAGGGAAACGCTCTGCTAGAAGACGCTTGGAAGCAGATACCAGAAGGGCTTTCTAATCTTAAATATGAACTCAGTGATGGTAGTGATGTTGTCATTCCAGGCCACATAGCTTACTCGGTGGAGGTTGATCGTGACGAGGACACATATTATACTATTAATGTGTTGGGTTTAGAGGATAGTGCTGTAAAGGTGTACAGGATAAATCTTAGGGAGATTAAAGGTTCACCATTAAAGATCGGTAATATTATCATAGGAAATCTCCCCAAGCCTAAAGCACTGGATAGTTCTTGGAAGCACAGAGGATAGGGAGAATTGTGTTATGCCAACTGTTAGTGGCTCACTACAAGCGAATATAACAGGCACAGCGTCTGATTTAGGAAGTTTGTTGGCCTTCATTAGGCCCACAATTTCAGGCAGCTCCGACATATTTGCGTTTGTTCGTCCAACCATGTCGGGCAATGGCGATGTAAATTCATACATAAATGGGTTTTATCCGCCGTACATTTTAGATTTTTCTTTGGACAGAGAGGAGTACACAACAGCTACTGGCACGGTGTGGGTGGATATCGTAGATTACTATAGGCCCATAGACACATCTAGAACGTATTTTTCTATAGATGGTACCGTTGTGTCTGGGACGTTCACCCCAATATCTGTTCCAGGTGTTATGGCTTCCGGTGTCGCTTACAGGATGTCGTATAATTCACCGGACAATTTTGGGTCTATAGATGACCCGGCAAGGTTTTTGGTTCATGTAGAAAATGATTTTGGCGCCTACGGCGGTATCGCAGAAGAGGACTACTACCTGACGTTAGGATATCAAATAGACTTTTATAACCAAGCATACAAATATATAGATTTTGGGTATGACAGTCAGGTTGTCGTAAGAGCGCTAATCGAAAACAATGCAAGTTGTACAAAAGAAAGCGGGTATGCGTACTGGTTTGAAACGGTACCAACACCACAAAGTAATTTATCATGCAGTATAGTAGGATTGAATAACAATGAGGGGTTACCAGCATCTATCTCACCGCAGGCGCCGACTGCACATTTTTACGGCAGAAGAATGGAGATAGTCATACGCGCTAGAGATTTTTCTGGTAATGAAATGGACCCATTCACTTTGGTCTACACTATTGAAGAAGAGTCTTAAAGGAGGAATTAAACTATGAGTGCAGTTACAAGATGGGTAGAGTACAACGTCTCAGTCTCCGGAACAGTCGGCACCGGAGGCGCTGCTGGTAAAGGTACTAGGGCTTTTGCCAGAGCAGACGCTAGTGTTGGAGATTCTTTCGACATTGGATCATCTAACAACCGCCTACACATGAGTATAGGCGGTGTGAGTGCTCCTTATATTACCTTGGCCAGCGGCACAGATCTTGATCCGAGGTTCGTGGCTAGAGATATAAGCGAGAAACTTCACAACCTAGGTAAAAATGATGTTGCTTTTGACCAGGCACAATGTGTTTGGGAAAACAACAAGCTTAAGGTTTACTCAGGTGATATAGGAAGCGGAACATCAGTAGTTGTTGCGAGCGGTACTAATACTGCTCATATAGAGCTTGGTTTTGGTTCTAAAACAGAAACTGGAGGTGCCGCAGCAACCAACCAGACAACTACCAGTGGTAATAATTACAATGGAGGCATTACTGTTTCTGGAACCTTCGACGGTTTTTTCGATGAAACATATCGAATAATAATCAGCAAGGGTTCTAACGGAACAGGCACCAACATAGGAACACCTTTAAAGGGTGGTTCTAACTCCTACACTGGGACGATTACAACTGGAGGTGTATTTAATTACACTGGTGATATTCAATACACGCTTTCTATTGACACTACCAACGGCACTACCATGGGGGGCGGAACGGGTAATGTTCCAACGTTGAGTTGGACGTCTACTGGCAGTGCTGATGATGGCGGACCAATAGAGATTTTATACCCTAACTATTGGTATCATGTTGGAACTAAAGGCTTAATGGTTAAGTTTACTGATGCAGTATTTAATACAGTAAATCCTGCTTGGACCATCCAATGTACATACTGCCAGTATACAAATGGTGCTAACACACAAGCACCAGCAGCAACGGCAGAGTATATTTGGGCTAGTACTAGAGGTGATGATTGGGGCGGAGCAGCCATAGTAACGAGCGAGTCGTCTTTTACTAGACTGGGTTCTAGGGGTGTGTACATCAAATTTACCGGCAACAATAACTTCAGAGCAGGCGACGAATTCTATGTTGTGTGTACAGCACCTCAACCACAGAGCTATGATATCAGTAACTTGAATTATGGAAACGTTACTGTCAGTACAGAGTCCAGCGTGAAGTGTGTGATTTTCGAGATCCAGTCTGGTGCCGTAGAGATGGATACCGTTAAGTTTGGGCTCCAGAACCATGGAAGTTTCAGCCACCACGATACTGGTAACAACGATACCAAATTTAGGTTTGGTACCGTAGGTCCTGGTAATAATGCTGGAACAAATCCTACAGATGGAAGAGAATGGCACACAGACGTTTCCGCAGCTGATATAGATAGTGATACACCACCAAGCTACTTATACGCCACCAAGGAAGACTTGGCAGTAGTTGCTGATGCCGACAGCAGCGAAACCATAGGAAATAGTCCGGATATGGGTATGGTAGCTGACCCGATTTTCTTAAACATAAAACTCGGAGCTAGTGAGGTGGGAGCTAATAGTACGATAAATTATCGTATCTATTTTGATTATGCGTAAAAATTAAGGAAAGGAATCAGGACAATGCCAATATACGAATTTGAATGTAAATGTGGTAATTGTATGGAGCAGCTGTTCGATAGGCCTATTAAAACTACTACGTGTCCAGAGTGCGGTCGACGAATGAAGAAAGTTCTGTCTCCGAGTAACTTTCAACTTAAGGGTCGCGGTTGGGCTAAAGACAGCTATGGTTTGAAGGAACAAAAAAAGAAAAGTAATAAGCCCCAAACCGATAAAAAGAAATAATCTAGGAGAGGAGGATATGTGTTATGAGAAGAGGCTGGGAAGTGGAGTATGCCGACGGCACTACGATAAATGAATCCCAAAAAGAATGGAAACAAGTACCTAAGGTTGGGATCATTCGCCTTACTTTACATTACGATGGTAGACAGTGGGATATACATAACAAGGAAGCCTATATACAAAAGAAAAGAGGCTCAATGGTTCCTGCCAAACCAGAGACGTTTCGTGTCGAGTCAAGGTCAATTGGCTACTACGAGAATAACAGTAAGGTATGGTTTACCGTTGATGAGCATACAGGAAGGATGAGGATGGAGGTAGAGGATATATAATGTCTGGTGATTACACACATTATTATGATACATCAAGGCCGGGCGAGTATATAGACGATAAACCTCGTAGTCCTTATGGTACTTCCTCTGACGATATAAGGTCTGGTGTACGAAAAACACTTAATACTTGTCAGTATTGGGTTCAAGGTTTGCCTGGTGTATGCACACATTGGCAACCCGGTGACCCTGGTAAGTGTTCTTTTGATAAAACAGACAACGAAACTAAACTCAAGATAATTCCTAGTGGTTATGGAACAGGACAATGTGATCTTCTTGGTAGAAGATATGAGTGTGACCAATATGAAGCAAGCAATGAAGATTTAGAGCAATATGTATGTGTAGCAACCTGCCCACATAGATCTGGTCTCTGGAAAAGAGAAACCGACAATGATCCATGGAGACCAGTTAAGTCTTCTGAAATAAGAGGGCATAACGCAGATTCTGATTTTGTGGGTCGCTGTGATGGCTGCGGCTTCGGCCGCGGCCAGGACGGCTGGGACTATTCAGGCAATGGAGAGGATTGTTCCAACGAAGAGTTTGTTAAACTACCCGTAGTCTGTAACTACTACAGACCCTACCACCTTGCCTTCGGAGCTAAAAAACCCAGAACCACATCACTTACAAAAGGTGTAACTACAACGACTCGAGGTCCTGATGGCCAGTGGGTTGGTGACGAGCGCGAAGAATATGAAGAAAGATTACCATTTTCTTTCAGGATATACAATGTCAGGGCCAAACTACAAAAATGTGCGTACTGGGATGCGGATGAGTCCGGCAATTTTGTTTATGAAACGGCTGGATTACATCTGGAAAGCGGCGACCTATGTTCTAACCCAGATGAAGCTACCACACCCTATCATACTGAGTCAGTAGCAAATCCTCCACCAACAGAATCTATATTAGAGAATGTGTGGGCCGAGGCAGGCGGCGTAATATGTAATGGCTGCCGTACCGACTGCCCAGGGTATACCGGTAAGTGGATATACTGTGTGGACGAACTTATGGACAAGGGCGACAGGATATCTGCACAACAGATTCTAGAGCTACGTTTCTGGATGAACGATTGGGAAAGCAAAGAAGAATACGATTCTGTTTTCAAAAGGCCTCCCAACAGAACAGACCCAGACACATCTGATATATATACGTATGGTAGATGGGCCACACTATCAGAAAAACCAGTAGATTCAGTTTTAATGGGTAAAAGGTGTAGTTTGTGTGTACCAAATGTTAGGAACGAATTCTCAAAAGATCTAATACAGGTAGAAGAAGTCAAATATATTGCAAAAGGAACGTCAGCACCTAATAATTCGGAGCACCAGTTTCCAAGTCTAATTAGAGATGTAGAGGAGTGGGCGTACCCACCGCTAAACATAGTCTATCCTTATGCTGAAAAAGACCCTTTTGACGAAGATAAGAACGAGAACCCGTGTTCAGAAATAAATGATGAAGACATAGTTCCTTGTGTTAAAAGGTATCATTCTATAGAGGGCGATGCTGTGTCCGTAATAGGGTGGTGTGTTAGGAATGTGGATGTGTACGTATTTAATGCACAAACACTGAAAGAGGAAAGTGTAACAATACCGAGTATTATAAAAGATAACACAGGGTCATTAGCAATACAGAAAGAAGAAGATGTAATAAAACTAGATGAGGAGATGAATGACCTCATTGAGGAGCTAACTAAAAAAGGAATTATATATAAATCCAGCGCAGATGCTAATGGTCTTTTTGCTGTAGGCCCCGTCGATATAACATATCAAAAGATAAATGAATTATATGTGGCCTATGAGTATGGCGGCACATGGTATTTTAGAAAAAGAAAAGTATGGTCTCAGTGGCACGGCGGTGTAATTGTACAGAGCACGTTTAATCACGACTATGCAGGAGATAACGCCTACATTGATGATGGATACCACTCATTTACACCCGATGCCGAAGCAACCGCTAAGATGTTTCCTTTACATGGAACAAATAGATATGCCTGCAGAACACAATCCGCAGGTTCTTTTGGCGCTTTGAGACAGTTTGTGTGGTCAAGTAGAACCAGTTATGGCTACAATTATACTTATTGTATTAAGAAGAAAACTGTAACAAACAAGAAAATAACCAAGTGGAAACGCGTAGACAACGCTGGAACTCTTTGGTTAGAAATTGATGATATGAATTTGAACTATATTTTTCAATGGCAAGTTACGAATATAAAAGTTGAGTGTGAAAAAAGCGACGGCACAAAAGAAGTTGTGGAGATGAGAGGGTTATATCCTGGCGGAGCACACCAGAAAAATAATATGCCCCCAAACGCTTGTGTTATAACTCCTGCAGACTCAAGCGTAAAGAAAGGTTTTTTCGAGAGTGCGGGATGGGAAATTAAACTGGATTATTGGTACCTATTCATATCTAATGATGATGATGAAAGTGAGGGCGTGGAGGTGGTATTCCCACCGTTAGATGACCCTTTAGTCAGGTTTTCAGGCCCGTCTTACCAGTTGACGACAACAAACAGCACGATAACGGCGAGCCAGATCTATCAAAACACAGTTGCGGTTTGCGGCAAGTTTACAGATGAGGATGGTAGGTTGGTTTGTGTTTTTGCAACCAAACTAATGATGGATGTGGCTAGAGTACTGTGTAGGGATGTAGAGATAGTTTATGGCTGGTCAGCAAAAGGAACCAGAATCGAAGTCAGACCCATGCAAGGGTTTTTAAGGAGAATGAAAGATGGACCATTCTATAAGATGTTGGCTGGCCAGGCCGGTGCTGGGTCAACGCCACCATGTGGAGACCACGAGATCAGTCCGTTTGGTGGACAAGGCCCGATGTGGTTTCCTTATGATTCTTGTGATAATTATTTTTTCTATGATATTTGGACTGGAGCAAACTCTGTAGTAAAGCCCGTAGAGGGTTGTCCACGCGAAGGCGATATGAGGATGATGGGTCCCATAATTAGCACGCCATGGTGTGAACCACACTCCACACTGTGGGATTGTGCTGAGGATTGGGGGTGTGGTTTTGATAAAATAAAAACACAATCAACGTTGTTTACAGGGTATGCACTTAAAAGAGGCCGAGTTAGTGCTGAAATATACGCCGGTTTCGGTTGGGAACTACCTAAATTTGGTAATGTTTTAAGAGACCAAGTAGAAAGATGGCGCAGTATAGACAACATCTCTCATATCTCATTGAAAGGACAAGAGCCAGTGCCTAGTGTGGCATGGGCCCCAATGGTTATGGATAATAGTTGTTTCTTTAATGATTTTAATTGTATTGATGGGTATTATCTTAGTTATGCCAACCAAATGAATTTTTTGCAATGTTCTACTTTAGTTGGCGAGTCTATTCCTTCTGAGGATGATAGGCACGATTTTGACTCTTTGTTTGGTTTGCGCCGGATGGCTTATGCATCTTATCCGGAACCTTTCATAGAAGATAAATCTATCAATAGGCCGTATGTAGCTTACTATTATTTTAAAGATGATTCGGTTATGTGGGCGTGGCAAGAAAGATGGAAAAATATAGAAGTTGAGTCTGGCGAGTTGGCAATGGTCAATTGGGAAAAACCGGAATATATATTCGACAAGGATAAGATGGAACATAGATTTATAATTTCTGAGGGTGTCCACACAGTACAGTTTAAGGCACCACAATTTGACGAATCTGAGTGCAAGCTCACTAAGTGGCCAAGTATGAAGTTGGGCAGCGGCAAAGAGCGATATTTTAAGTGTGTTTACAGTGAATACAACTCCAGTCAAGTTGAGTGGGAAGATGAAAATGAGGGTGAGGTGGGTGGTTCTGGCGGCGGCTCTGAACCTAGTATATATGAAAAAACTACTACAAATTCTAATTGGATCCATTCTAAGGATGATCTTTACCCAGGCCTAAACAACATGCTTTATGATAGTGAGGCCACGAAGGAAGTTCAGGAAGCCAAAGATGCCGAAAGAGAAATAGTAGTTTCCTATGACCGTTTGCTAGATGAAACGAGTAGTTATGTTTATAACAGAGGTCTTATAGCGAATATATATAGAAGTGCATTAAAATACATGCCTTACGAGGAGAGCGTGCTGTCAGAAGGTAACGATTATGATATTTTCTACGACCCGCAGCCAGACATCGATATTCCAGCGGCTACCGCTAGCTGGTTAGATGCTTACACAGTTGAAATAAATATAACTTTCAAAAAAGAGTGCACTCCTTGTGTAAGTAAGGTTGAAATAACAGGATATAAAGGCAATCATATTGTGGATGGTGGCAAAATTACATTAAGTCAGCCCAATATATCTATATACGAAAACGACGACTCGGACACAATCGCTTCGTCAAGAGCAACGCGTCAAACACAAAGTGAAAGAGAGGCTGGTGTGGGTACTGATCCATGGACAAAAGAATTAAAACTACCTATCAATCCAACCAGGATGTTGGGTTCGAATCCTCCAGCAAAAGCAAAACGAACACAGTCTTTACGTATAGAGCTTCAGTCCGCAGATGTTATTTCTTTCCGCGGTATAACTATTTACGGCGCCACATATGTTGATGGTGCAGACAGAATAAAGGTATATGAAAGAAAATATTTAGTTTCAACGGGCTCTCATGGTAATTGGAATCCGGATGGCGAACAACGAATCATAGGATACGAACAGAACAATGATAATTCCGGAGTTTACTTTTTTGATAATAACATAAGCAGCGACCAGGGGCAGGGTTGGAATAAAATGAAAAGCATCATTTGCAGCGAAGATCGTGAAGACGAAGAGGAGTTCGATTATGATATAAAAAGAGAAGGTCAAGTTCACAAGGCAGAGTCTGAGCAAGAAATTCTGTATACAGAGGCACGTAATTTGGATAAAGGAAAAGTTACAACTTTTAAGACTATTGTTCCTCCAAATCTTAGAGAATTTTTTAGTGAAGTCGGTGCCTCCTCTGGTACATTGGTGGGACAGACCTGTAGACTTACCTCAGAACTTAGAAAGTGGATGAATGTTCCAGGTACCGATTCATATGAAAAACAGCGCTTGTGGTACCCAAAAGGCTATGAGTATGATTGGGCAGATTACCACAAACTTACTAAGTGCTACCTTATTGATGAAATTCATCGAATCGCACAGCTAAAATTTATAGAGATGTCTACCGGCGAAACAAAAGCGGCCGCTACCGGACTACAATCATACTATACATTGCGTTCCTGGCATATGCTGCAGAAACAAGAAAAAGATCTCATGGTAGGCGGCGACTCCGCCGCAGCAGCAAATTCTCCAAACTGGGGCGGTGCCTTGGACATGATGTGTAATGATAGATCTAGAGGTTAATAATGGAAGAGAATACACTACTAACAACAACCTGTACTTTTTGCGGTGAAGGCAGGATGCTTTATAATAGAACACTTTCTTTTTCTGATTTTGCACTTCCAGAATCTTTCGTCTTTGATGATGTTGACAATATAGTTGATGGTTTTATCAACAACTATTTGGTATACGAATGTAACAACTGTGGTGCTATAGAGAAGCTCACTTTTAAAGAAATAGAGGAAAGAGAGCGAAGAAGGCTTTCGCAACTGGTTATGAATTCTGCAGCAAAAGGAGAAATAAGAGAGGCGTTTCTTGGCCGACAACCGAGAGTATTAATATATTGTGGTAAATGTAATGGAGTCGACGGTAAAGGCACGTGCCTTTTAAAAGTATATAAGGATTGTAAAATAAAGAGAATACCAAATGAGCTATAACTTTGTAAATGAAGCTACAACATTAGAGATATCCAACGAGTGTTTATATGACACCTCGACTGGATACGAAGCTGATTTTAGTGAGAATGGCAACCTGGACGGTTGGGATTCTGTCTCATTGGTACATACTTATGGCGCCTGGAATGGGTTTTTGTTTGGTACAGTTTACGGTACTAGTGGCAGGATAGGTAGGTCGAGCACTTTCACGCCGGTACCTGCGGAATCGCACTATACAGTAAAAATCTCAATGAAGATTAATAATGTGTCAGATACCACACCTACCACAGCTAGATTACAATGGCAAACGATAAATGACCCAGCATGGGACTCTGACAAAAGCCTAGATTTTACAATATACCCGGACAATGCATGGCACACCTACAACTTAAATATGGGCAACGCCCAATGGTGGCAAGGTGATGTAAACGATCTAAGGTTGTACCCCATATTGGATGGTGGAGATGGCGACGAATTTTTTATAAAGATTATAAAGATAGACTCTGTTTCATCGTTCAGTTGTTCAAACCCAACATGCTCCTTTTACAACAGCTACTCACACCCCTGCCAAGGCATAGGAAAACGCGGTACGTGTGTGGCACAACCAAAAGAAAGCAACTACTTTGATATTATTCCAGGTTCAAACGACGAGTTGATAGTGAACATTAATGGTTATGGCGCCGAGCAGATAACTTTGGCCTCAGGCACAAATATATCTGGCGATTCACTTGCAAAAGATCTTATAAAAAAATTATCACAAGTAGACGTAGGCGGCTATGCCGAAGTAAACGTAACTTATTCGGAGCTAGGCAGATTTAAAATATATTCAGGCACCTATACCTCAGATAGTATTGTTTCGGTAGAGAGTAGTTCAGCAGCCGAGACGTTGGGATTTTTTAGCGGCACAGCCGACGCATCTACAAAAACTACTGGTGAAGACCCTGCTTCTGGTTTTAGGCCCAAATCTTCTTTTAAGATAAAGTCTTTCCAGTTATTAGAATTATTTGATGGAAGTGTCGATAGTTATGTAGAGTTTAACCCTTTTATACATAGTGTGGAAGGTGGAAGAAGGGATTGGGCAGAGAATGGTTTGGGCTCTGCAGACCTATTTACTGAGCCTGGTGTGGCAGACAGACAACTAATATACGACATAGTAGAGAACGAAGATAAGACTATAATTGATTTTAATCACCCGTTTAATGCAAGTGGTAAGATAACAAAAATATATCTTGTTGGCTCTTTGGAAGCCGAGGACGGTTCAATACGTACTGGCTGTAAATTAAAGATATTAAGGCAAAACAAAGAAGGCCAGATGACTGTTGTACATACTATAGATGTACCAGACCGGCCCGGCGGAGGCGCTCTGTATTCTGAGAATCAGGAATATGTGGTCGTAGATTGTAATTTGCGCGTAAACAAAGGTGATTTTTTAGGCGCATACAACATAGATATTTACATGGGCAAGAGCTACAGTGAACAGCCAGATGCGCTGTATTACCAAGTTGCCGGCGAAGCAACTGGTACCTTTAGTCCCGGCACGATACGAGGCGATGGTAACGCTGGTTTCTTCTTCTATGCTCACGGCGAAGACAAACAGAAGAAACTGTTTATTGATATTGATCTAGGCAAACGTGTAAATATTAAAGATATAGACATAACTGGTAGATCCTTATCTGATATTCTAGAATACAATATCGCTAGATGTGTAGATATTGATTGGCAGGTAGATCTCTTCGGCGGCACACATAATACTGGGTATTGGGATGTGTGGAACGCACAATGGGTAGACTATGTGCACGCCAACGTGGCGTATGGAAAAGACAACCTAACAGATGGAATATGTGGAAACGAAAATGGTTTAGCGGCAGACGCATATTCAGCTGGAGATTCCACTGGTTTAGTACCAGTAAACCCAAAATATTTCTATGTAAATGGTGATGCGGAATGGGTAGGTGTCAAATATCATGTTGGACAATATAAATCAGACCCATACGTAGATAATTTTGAAGAAGATCCTATTGCTTTTACAATGTTGTTTCCATCCAACAAAGATAAGACAATCTTTAAGTCTGTTATGTATTTTAAAGATAGAATGAATTTTAGGACGTTTGCTCTTTCAACATACCTGGGGCCCGACATTACAAGTGGAAACGCTGACAACTCACACTTTCAATATATTCCCTCATATGACGCTGTTACAGTCGACTCGGTCAGATACCATGAGGAAAGCCAAGGTTATGAGAATGTGGAAGCATACCTATTCGAAAACCCTTCATCGGCTTCTTTTGAGTGGGGCGGAGATGATGGCTCGTTGCTGTTGAATAACGACGCTATAAGGGCCGCAGATATAGTGTATTGGAATGTTCTGACACATGAGTTCGGGCCAATAAGATGTAAAGGTTTTAGAATATTCACAGATTACCACAAGTCTACTAAAATCAACGAATTAGAGCTTTATTGTTATGTGGATAATGTTGGAACCGGCGTTAATGATAGTGTGGCGGTTAAATACTCTCAGTATGAGGATTTGTGGTTGGACGGAGACCCGCAGCCTAATGAGGATGGCTCCTCAACTATCTTTGTGGGCAGCACACCACAGTATATTCGTATCGAGATTGAGCCAGTTACGGGGCTACAGCTTTCTGATCTATCTTTTTCTATCAGCAGTCAAGATGTTTACGTTGGCGATAAAGGATGTGAGTACCAAATTCTATTAGATCATTCCAAGAAAGGATCTACTAACCAGGCTAAGAAAATAGATTTTAAGAACGTATATGATAAGTCTTTTAATTTTTATGCCGACATACCTCAGGACGCTGAGTATTCTAAAGGTTTGACTTTCTACAGTAAGATGAACAGCGCGGAATCAATCCTTAACCCAGAAATAGGACCAGGAGCGTTCTATATAAAGAAGGACGACTATCCACTAGTGCTGAGGGACAATAATTGCGCTATAAATTGCCCTGTTTATGGCCTTAAAAACATAGTCGATGGAGCTGTAGGATACAATTCTATAGACGGAGATTATTGGGAACTACATGGTACCGTAACTAGTGGTGTATCTGTAGACTTCTCTAATTTCAAGTCACAAGTTAGAACTGTTATAAATATACCGGTACAATATACCGATCGATATTGGAAGCTGGGTTTTTCTTGTGAAGATCAAGAAATGAATATTCGAGAGACACGTATATATGATCAGAATGGCAACCTTCTGGATTATGTTGCTTATCATGATCCTGGTGTGTCTTGGGCAGGCCCTGTTTCTAGTGACGCTCCCCACCTAGACAACGGGTCTCTAACGGGCAGTTATTATGTTCTAGAAAATGACAGTTATCTGACTTTTGATGTAGGAGGCCAAGAGTCTGTAACTAAAATTGTACTATATAACGATAATACTACATTAGACTATAGTAACAGCGGTTGCGGTATAGATAGATATACTAGGTTGTGTCTGCATTGTAACCAAGAAGCCGGCTACGGTCTGACAGATTTTTTTGACAGTAGTTATTTTCCTAAAACAGTACACGCTAGAGGAAATACATATATAGATAATACTACGAAATTTGGCAACGGTGCAGCTCTTTTTGACGGAGATCCGAACACTTATCTTGAGGTGGACCACGATGACGATTTTGATTTTAATTCCTATAGGTGGGCAGTCGATTTTTGGTTTAAGGCTAACAGCTATCCACAAGAACAAACTGATTGGTGTTATACAATTTCAGGAACAGGCACCGGCTCAGGCAACATACTGAACGTTAATGACCATGATAGAGATACTTATTTTCACATGGACCACGGAACCAGCGTAATAGTTGATTGGGGCACCGTCCAGCCTATAGACACGGTTTATATTAAGTGGTGGCCAAAAAGTAATTTCAATCATTATTGGTACGGTAAAACATCATCCGGCTCTTGGGAGCTGTTTGGATCAGGAGGCGGCCAACCAGGAGGTAGCCCCAGCGAGAATTGGTATTTAGAATCAAGAAAATATTATAGTGCTATTAGACTCACAGTAAGTGCCTCGCCAGGCGGCGCATATATATACGATGTAAGAGCAATAACAATTGATGACGATAAGGACTTTGTGTTGGCAAAAAACTGGGGAGGAAAACATCCTACGCGCGATTGGGACTCTGCCTCAGGCAGCGATTCCTGGATACTTTTATGGAGAGATTATGGTAATTTACGCTCGTTAGAATTTTATGCGAGATTTTATAGGTCTGGTTGGGGGAATCTTTTAAGTAGTTACAACACATTTAGAAGCCCCTCACTCACAGATTTTCAGCACATAGCACTGCAGATTGGTCCTAGAGGTGGATATCCATGGGATTTTTGGGCAGTTTATGTCAATGGAAGTAGGAAGATTAGTCAAGAGCTACAGGCGGATTATCTACGGGATACGGACAATCCTATAATATTTGGTAAGAATGTCGATGGTCGCATGGACGAAATAAGAATTTCAAGAGGAGACATATCTGCAGACGACAATAACTATGCAGGCGGGGCCAGATATCATATAAATAGCAACACACCCTTTGATCACGCCTATAACAGATTTTATGGTGTTTCATTATATACAAGCTTGGATAACTCCACATATGGCCACTATTGCGACATAGACGTCAAATACGAAGTGGATGACCCTGACGTATATTACGATTCTGCTAATGTGTGGAGCTCGCCCTTTAATTCATATTTTGCTATAGACCTGGGCCGAAGATATGCATTACAAATAGTTAGAAATTATGCTGGAACGGATCTACTTACTTGCTCACTAACAACTAGTACTGCCTATTCAAATGAAGACACGAGCAACATAAATGAGGTTACTTTTGATGGTTCATATGACGATGCGCGCTGGATTAGATTTAGTATGTACAGCGGTGACTCTACAGACAGGTATATAAGAAAACTGGGTGTGTACCCCTCACTTACAAACTATATAGCACCACAAGGAGGCGCATACAACCATTTGTGGGATGATTTAGGCACCGCCATAACAGCTTATTCGGCAGGAAGAAATGTGGCTTTTAACGCCACTGTAAGTGGTTCTAGTGAGTTTGGCCGCCTATACTTGGGCAAGGTAGTAGATGGTATAGTAGGCGATACTATAACAGATGCTTGGGGCTCCAACACCTCATCAACACAGTGGTTGGAGATTAGTTTTGATAAAACATATCCCATATATAGAGTTATGATGTATCATGGCTACAGTGAAGACGACAGTTATTTGATTGAGGACTATAATATACAAGTCAGTATGGATGGTGAAAACTATACAACTATATTTGATATTACAGGTAACACGGAATATGAGCGCGAGCATGAACTATCAGCACCAGTATATGCTAACTCGCTAAAAATAAATATTACCAGCTACCAAACTGGTGAACAAATTTATTTACCAGAGGCAGGTGACGGTTCATACGACTACTTTCAAGGAGCCTGTTTGCGTGAGGTAGAGGTTAACGAATACTATGGTTTTGATTATATAAGCAGTGAAGAGTATCCCATTATAGCTATAGATCTTTTGGATCAGTTTCAGATCTCAGGCCACAATCTAATTGGTATTGATCCGGAGGATACAAGTAAAGACTGGGATAACAGTGAAGGTAACTTTGCCTGGGCCGATTCTATTTTAGACGATCCTAAGAAGATAAGTTTTAGCTCATGGGGAGCAGGAGCACATATGCACCACGATAGATGGGTTGCTATAAAGAGAAACACGGCAACAGATTTAGGCAGTGGCCCGGATTATTTGAAGCACGCCAAAATATTAACTACTGAAGACCCAGATCCTACACAATATCATTGGTGGTGGAGAGCCGACTTAAGCACTCTAAGTAATGATTATAATAGAACAAAAGATGGAGTAAGAACATTAAGAGTGGACTATCCTACCGGTTCTGGGATAGATCACTTACGTCTTGTGGAAGGTGACACGTTTGGAACCGATGAGAAGGCAGCATGGAGAGATGCTTTGGCCTTTTGGTTGTATATAGATGATGTCGACAAGCTGGATGATTATGGCTACATTTATTTTGGCGATGTAAACAGTTCAGATTATTTAGAATATCGTTGGGATATCAGTTTTCTTAAACCACTCATGTTCAACGGTTGGAATAATATGTTCCTTAGGTTTAAATCGGCAACCGACGTTCTATATGTTCGTCAGAGTGATGATAGTTTGCCTGACCCAAGAATAATAAGGTATAGGGAGTTGAAATCCTTTGGCATGTATTTCAGAGGCACCGGAGATCCGATAACTATGTACATAGACAGCATGAAGATTGAACGTAACCAGTTCCAGGACATAGGTAGATTTGATTATGGCCTGTATATCTCAGGAGATGATTATGTCAGTGCTCCGTTGGCCGACTTCAAACTCACACAGGGGACAGTGGAATTTTGGTTGAGGCCAGACTACATTTACATGGGTGCCGACACATACAGCGATATTAAATACAGATCACTATTCCACTTTGCAAATGTTCCAAACGATATATTTGGTGCCATGATAGGAATCGAAGGCATCATAGTTTATGTTGGAAATCTTGGTGAAGAACCAATTATGATGGACGTAGAGGCGGATTATTGGAATATAGACGATATGTTCCACCTTGCGTTTGTTTATTCAAATGACGGTACCGCAATAGATACAGATGGCAGTACGTTAAGAGTTTACTTTAATGGTTATGAGATTGCAAAAATATATGATACGTGGGATGTTAGTGATAGTAAGAAATTTAGATTTTTTATAGGCGGCAAAGGGTTACACGCAATAAGAGACGTATTCGAATCCTCTTCCGTAGATGGTGTGGTTTCGGACTTCAAAATTCATAATTATTGTAAAACTGATTTCTCAGATTCATTGGCAGGCACCGAAGAGGTGCGAGAAAAATTGTGGAAACCGAACGAACTTATTGAGATCTCTAAGGATAATGTAACCTTTTATGGGGTAGGAGACCCTGGTTTGCCGCTACTTTATGAGGACGTAGCACCAGGAAACACAGCTTCGGTATATGTTAGATCCTCTTTACCGGATACATTGACTGGCAGAGAAAATAGAGAAGCTACTATTCTGGCGAGCTGGTTTGTTAGTATTTAGGAGAAATTATGAGTTATAATCTTGCTGAAAATAGCAATCTTTATTCAAACACATCTAGTGGAACGGGAAACGTAGCTCTTAAGGTCTCGGAGATAGTTTCTATTTCCAACCTAACCGGCACATCACACATATCTGATGACGACATATTGTGTCTAGACTGTGATTTAGGTGCTCGTGTTAAGGTTGATGAGCTGAGGTACTATTTTTCCAGCACGTCTTCTTCGGGCACGGTTGCTTCAGGTATAGCGTTCTATTACAAGAACGATGCACCAGATGACTACTCTCTTTTGACTACTAATATTAATGCTGGGTACTACTATACCTCAGTGCCAGCACTTTCAGCGCCCAGATATCTAAGAGTTATGCACACGGTAAGCGGCACTAGTATTAGTGGCACCGTAGAAGGCTTTAATCTTCTTAATGAGGATGAAACAGTGGATTTTGGTACGGACGGCACTGCAACCTCATTTGCAGCATCCACGTCTGTTCTTGGTGGATCTGCAGATATAAAAACCATTCCTATTTATAACAGTGGTACACAAAAGGCCACCGCATATGTAGTTTTGGAGCCACAAGGAACAACTATAGACGAACTAGTTACGCTCTCCACCACATCGGGTGGTCCTTGGTACGGAGTTAAAGAAAACGCTCAAATTTTGGCAGACGAAGACACCTGGTCGACGGACGGTAACCTAGATACGACAGAAGTTAGCTCAGGCCTACTACAGCTCCAACAAAATGAGTTGTCTGGTACATACACGACCAGAATATTTGAGGCCGGCTCAAAAAACAGCTATGTTTATTTAGATATCTATTCGGAAGAGGGCGATTCTTTTGCAACCAAAGATGCGGAACGCTCAGTTAGAACCATAGAGATGAGATCTTCTGGTCAAAAACCGAAAGACTATGCTCTAATCAGGACGTTCCACTACGCCACGAATGCGGGTTACAGGTGGCTATACTATATAGACCGTCATAGGGATGATGGTAGTACTGTTTATACTTCTGGGTATTTGAGTGATGGGTCACACACGTCGTACAATTATTACGTTCGTTGCGCAGAAACTGATCCAATAACTGGTAGGACAGTGGGTTTTGTATATCGTACAAAATATGGTTTTGATTGGAAACAGTTGAGGGCTTTTATAATATATCCAAGAGGCTCATATTATGACACTGTTTGGGTACAGAGAGACGCAGCGACAGAAATTTCCAACAATTGTTACGACATAAGGTGGGACGGTAGTGGCGGAACATGGTGGCTAGTTTATACCAACTACTCAAGAAGTGGTTATACATTAAATCAAGGTGTTGGCTACTACCTCATGCACTTTGCTAATGGATATAGCTCTCAGACATACGAGGACTACTCCACATCAAGACAGTGCTGGGATATGAGTTGTGATACTAGCACGGATAAGCTTTGGTATGTAGATAGAAACACAGATTTTGTTAAATTAATAACGTCAGGTGGAACAGAGGAAGTTCAATACCCAGCAACAGATCCTTATGGTATATCGGCCATGTCTGATGGTGGTTGTTGGTTCGTAAATATAACTGATGATGATGGTGGCAATCTAGTCCATTTGGATTCGGATGGAAGTGTGGTCGAGACACTCACGGGTATTGGCACATCTAGTCTACGTAGAGTAGCGATGGATGGTGACGATGCCATGTATATCATAGATGGTGACAGCGTCAAGCGTATATCCACTGACGGTACTGTTCATTTTACAGCATCTGTGGCAAATGTAAACAAATTTTTACAGGTCACAGATACCGGTGTGTGGGTTCGAACTAGCAACAACTTACACAGATTCGTAACATCAGCAGGCGAGATTATGCCTACCAATATAAGCTACAGTTATTTGCCAGCAGTTCAAGAATTTGCTTTTGACGATACAGGTCATGGATTCCATTTTCCTATTCCTATTGATAATCACTGGCAAAATTTAGAGTGGAAAGAGGTTATGCCAGACAAGTACCCAGTACCGATTGACGCCGAGTATGCACAAGCAAGAATTACACTTAGAGCAAATAGACCGTCAGATTTACATGCTGTAGATTCGAGTGAGATTTGGACTCCAGAAGATTGGTTTTCGCAATCAGATGGGACAGCACCAGACGCACACCGATGGAGAGTTAGTGATGATACGTCGGCGATAAGCGCGTTAAGCAATAGAATGAGATTTTACGGTGCTGTAGGCGGTGGTAAATCTATACAGTCGAGCCATCCTACTAACACAGACATTCAAAAATGGTATATAGATACCGGAGGAACTCATGATTTAGATCTTCAATTTTATTACCGGCTCGACGGTCCTTGGAATCCTCCTAACACGTATCACTATATATATATGAGGCTTTATGCTTTGGACGCTGCCTATGAGGGTGATTATATTGAGGGGTTGATAAGGCGTCGCACAAACGGCACCCAGGATCTTTATGCACGCATCAATAAGGACGGAACTACATATGGGTCATATAACTCCTATACTGCTGGTAATGATTATGGATATCTCAGGCTCCATTGGGATATGTCAAACGACAGGCTAAGATGTTACGACTATATCAGTGGTATTTGGCAATACAATCAACTAAGTAATGCATCCAACTATTCAATAGGAAATACGTTTTATGTGTGGATATATATGCCTGGCCATGGCGCAGGTAATGACGTGGACATAGATAGTTTTATATTCAATCAGAATGTAGACGATGTTATTTTTTACGACTACGTAACACCAAAAGTGCAAAACATATATCTACAAAAGAGTATAGAAGTACCAAATATATATCCAAATACAGCTAAAAATGCATATATGAAGCTCGATATTCCGGATAATGATTTGGGCTGGGCTGGTAGTTATAACACGAATTTAAAAGCATGGTGGGAGGTACCTACATAATGAGTTGGTTAGACGGATGGTCAAAAAGACTACCAATTACAATAGATCCAGCTGATATACCAGGGGATTTGTCTGATTTTCCTTTGATGGTAAAGCTGTCTGCGGCGTCTGGCAAGAATAATGCTGATATTACACAACTATTTGGGACTTTGTTTGATTATACAGATATTCCTGGTGTTAGTCTGAAAGAACATGATGTTTTCGAGTCAGGCTCACCTGCTTCTGTTTTTAGTAAACCAACATCCACCTCGGCACGAATAACATCTAATAATTCAGCGCAGGGCTCGATGTATATATTCTTTTCAGTACATAAGGAGCTTTTACCTCCCGGCACGCAAGTAGAATTTAGCTGGGAAACAGGCGGCAATTACGGAAACGTTGGGTACTTTGCAAAAGTGATGGATGGTAAGTTTGATAGAACGGACGGAGCTAATTTCCCTTACGAGGATAGTTGGTCTATAGCGGGCTACGGTACTATTCAGCAACTAGACTATGAGGAATCCTCAAGCTCACAGCACACAATAAAGGATACACTAGATCTAGATAATAGTTTACAAGACTACGTAACTTTTGTATGGTATGTAAGAGACCATTTATCTGGGTACAACACAAGTTTTACATTATACTGGTGCAGATTTCTCGACGCCGGTGATAATGTTATAATGGATGTAGACCTATCAGGAGATTTAGTTAGCGAACTTACAGGAACATACCAGGACTACTCTAAAATAGGTGATCCAGACACTCTTAACCATAATATAGGAAATATAGCATTAACAACAGACGATGGAGAGACACAATTACCAGTAGAGATAGAAAGCTGGAACTTTGAAAACGAAGAGATTATATTATGGACTAAAACAGACCTATCTAATAGTACTGATACTACATTATATCTATACTACGATGAAAACCAAGCAGGAGACACAGATTATGTCGGTGCGCCCATAGTTCAAAGCACTGCCAACCTTGTTGACGACGACTGTTCGAGTCTTTCTGGTTGGACAAACCTAGATAACGCTAACGGTGATAGTAGGATGACTGTTGAAGGAGGCAGTTTTGAATTCTTCAGTGGCTTCAATTATAGTAGCAGCAATAGGGCCTGCAGACACAAAACATTCACATCCGGTTATGCTGAAAGAGTGGTAATAGAATTCGAGTTAAACCATAGAAGAATCGGAACTTATGCCGATAATGACAAGTTTCAAGCGTATTTTAGAGGCCCTGATTCCGCACTTCTTATGACATTTGCGGCCGAAGGGCTATATCTATATGATGATACGGCTACATGGAATCTTGTTTATCCACATACAATGGATAATGGTGTTTGGTACTCGTGGGTTGTTGATTGGACAGAGGTAGCAACGGGCTCTGGAATCGTCGATGTTTACATGAATGGCCACAAAGTTGTTGAGAACACAGAGGTATGGGGTAATAAAGGTGAAACGTATCCTTCAGGAAACATATTTTTTAGGGCTTATGGCGCCGCAACCGCATTGCAAAGAACCAATGTAGGCCATATAAAAGTAGGTACAGATATTGTAAAGAAGGAAGTATGGGATGATGACCATATAGGCGTATGGCATATGGATAGGTATCCAGCAACTCAGAAGGGTTCTATACACCATCTAGACGTCACAACAGAAAATATGGGCTTGGCAAACACCGTGACCGGTACATTGGGCAGAGCATTGCAATTTAACGGTACCGACGAGAGATTATATACAGGAGACTACGACTGTCTAGACTCCACCGATTTAACAGTGTCTACTCTTTTCAAACCAGACGCGTCAGAAGTCTCCGCGCTCATTACCAGATTCAATAGTTCGTCTGACAGGAGAATTTGGGCACTAAAAACCACAGCCAGTGACCAATTACAGGTGATAATAGGTAGTAGTGATGGCACGGCCTGGGCAGAACAGGCACTGACAGGCGCCAGTACAATTTCCGGCGCCGGAGAGAATCACGTGGCCTTTACGTTTTCAGACGGCACTGGTGTAGAGTCTGTCTACATCAATGGAGAGTCTGTAGGCTTCACGGGTACACAAACATATACATCATTAAACCAATCAGACAATGACCAAGTAGTAGAGATAGGAAGCCAAACAGGAGGTAGCGCACACTTCGATGGTATGATAGACGAAGTAAGGATATCCTCTACAGTACGTTCAGATAACTGGATGGAAACAGACTACGCTTCCATAACAGATAGTCTATTAACTTATGGTACATTAGAGATAACACCACTATCTAGTCCAGATACCGTATACTGTATATATGATAATCCTATCTATAACGTATCTACCTCTGGTATAGAAATATATAATGTAGATGTAAGTACGGACTATTACATAGCGTACGCTACATTAAGTGGTGTAAATGCTATAGCTGAATCAAATGAGAAGCTGTTGATAGGTACAACAACATCTGGTATATTATATATACCTACTACTACTATTACTAATGAAAACATATATTCACCACAAGATCTTACTGGTGAGGTTTTATTGTGGAAACAATATCCAGACATATTGGACAACTACGTAAAGGATATAAGTGCCTGTGGTGATTATGTATGTGCTGTTACGGCCTCAGGTGTAGATCATTTTAATTTAGGAAGATCTAGCTCTTACGACCACAGTAGCGGACTGACTGCTGCAGCAACGAAGTGCTTTCAGACTTGTCGTGGTCGTTTCTACTACGCAGCGGGAACAAAAATCGTAACCATCTACACCCATCAATGCGATTGGACAGAAGGTACAATCGGATATGAGTATGATTCGACAATATCTGGAACGCTATTACCTCCAGGAGGTGTGATAAATGATATCTCCGTTGTGGAGGGCACATCTATATATAATGGAGCAAACTTGATATTTGCAGCAACGTCTAGTGGCGTGGCTCTAATCGAGGAACGTCCTGGAAATGAAGCAAATTCTAGATATAAATGGTACTTGTTGGAGGAATAAACCATGGCTTGGCTACCTGGTTGGAAAAGAAGAATACCGATTACAATAGACCCCACAACTATATCTGGTGGATTATCTGAAAACCTTACAGATTTTCCAGCACTTATAAAGATCTCCAGCTCCTCTGGTAGAAATAATGCAGATCTAACTAAGGTTTTTAATGAGTTTTTAGTTGAGGTGGACTCAGATGATACCTTTACTGGAACGAACAACGATCCTCCAAACGAAGTTCGTTGGTTTTTGTGGAGTCTTACCGACGATGATTACCCATATATATCTAGCAACAAACTTAGAATGAATACAGTTGGTTCCACTACAGATCAGCTGTACGCAAAGAGTAATTTTAAGTTAGTTGGAGATTTTGATATACAAGTAGATTGGCAAATGAACAACCATACGGCACCTACTTCTAGCCACCATTATATGTATTTTCAAGTACAATATGATGGTGGAGGCTCGGCTTATATTGCTAGAACCATGAAGCCTGATACGTCTCCAAGATACATAGCTAACCCACCATCTAACGAAAAAACCGGCACAGCAGACTATGGACCAGGAAAATTTAGAATAACACGTGTTGGCACTGTTACAAAAGTGTTTTATTGGAGTAGCGGGATGTGGCAGTGGGAAGGCAGTTCGTCTGGTTATACCACCGAAACCACCACTACCGGTGATGCTCGCGTATACCTAAGATACATAAGAAGAGACGCTGCAACTTGGGATGTAAGCTGGGACAACTTCACCATAAATTCTGCAGATGGAGTTATTAAGGCGAGATCCGATGAAAATAAACAAAAAATTGCCATTACAATATCTGATGGTACGACACAATGCCCGGCGGAGATAGATTATTGGGATCCAAATCGTGAAATGGCATATGTGTGGGCAAAAATACCCACTCTATCCAGCGGAACCAACACACAGCTTTATCTATATTATAACAGTGAGTTGGACAACAACACTGCCTACATAGCAGCTGCTCCGACATCAGCATCGGGAGTTTGGGAGGATAATTATGTTGGTGTATGGCATATGTCGCAACGGCCCTACGAAGATGTTACAGATAGAATAGAGGATTCTTCTATAAATGTGTTGCATGCAACACCGAAAGGTTCTATGGTTACTGCAGATTATAGATACTCATTAATAGGCGCCAGCAACGAGTTAGATGGTGTCGACGAATATTTATTGGCAGGAAATGACAGTAAATTTAATGTAAACTATATAACCGTAGAGGCTGTTATAAAAACCGACCAAGCCGCCACATCGCAGTTAGTTTCTAAAGATGATAATCCTGACCAACGTTCGTGGCAGTTTAGAAAAAATGCCACTGGAGAGTTGAGTTTTATACCTTTTAGGACTAATTCGGAGCTCACAACAGTAACCGGATCTACAGATTTATCAGACAATGTTGATCATTATGTAGTTGGTTCCTGGGACGGAAATACTGTGCGTGTTTATATAGATGGCTACGAAGAAAATAGCACTACATTTACAGGTACGTTAAATTCTTCGACCAGCAATGTTCGGTTCGGCGCTGCTGAGACGGATGACCCCGGTTATTTTGATGGAACCATTGACGAGGTACGTATTTCTAATGTGGCGCGTTCCGGTGACTGGATAAGAACATCCAACCAAAGTATTTTTGATAACTTACTGACGTTTGATGATGCCGAATATTTAGTAGGGATTTCTAATACAACATCTCCAACGTTTCCTTCACACGATGAGGCCACACTCTATGGCTCAATACCAAGCAGTAACCATGACGGTATTGTGTCGGTTTATTACGGTACTTCCGATGAAGGTACTGTTAAAGCCTCATGGCAAAGCTCCGTTTCTATTGGTCTACAGACTTCTGGAAGTAGTTTTACTGCCACATTGAGTGGCCTCGCTCCACTCACCGGCCATTACTATCGGTGGTTTACAACTTATAGTGGCAGCGAACCGAGCGAAGAGTGGTCACCATCATATTACTTTTTTACCAACCAAGGTAGAATTTTGAAAGGAACATCGACAAACTTTATAGCTATTACAGCAGAACCTAATTCTACTTTTTATAATACAAGTTTTGCGGTAGCATCGAGAGGCGAAGGTGCTGCACTAAATGCAATTTATAACGATGTTGTAAGACAGTATTGGCTAAGCTCACCAGAAGTTATTGATAGCGACACGGGGTTGGAACTAACAATAGATTCTTCAAAAATCAGCAGCACTAAGACAGATTTTCCTGTTTTTGTTAGGCTAAGTGATTCTTCAGGCATAAATGATTATGATAACACCTCAATCTTCGATGACCTCGGCGCCAATAGTAAGAAACTAAAGGTCGTTACTGCTGATGGTACCGAGTGCTATGTTGAGATAGAGAGGTGGGATAATTCTGGCAAGGAAGCAGAGCTTTGGGTTAAAGTTCCCTCCATTTCTGCTACGGAAGACACAACCTTGTATATGAAGTGGAATAACAGCTGGGCTGATAACACAACATATGTAGGTGATATTGGTTCTACGGCTGCCAAGGCCGTTTGGGGAACCAGCGATAGTGGTATGGTCTATCATTTAAATCAAGATCCGACGGGAGGATCCGGTTGTATTTTAGATTCTTCCACAACTATAAGAAACGGAACTCCTACTAATGCTGGTGCTACGTGGACTTCTGGAGATCTAGTAGATGGAAGGCTTGGTATAGGCAAATGCCTATATTTTGGTGATAAATATATAGATATAGGATCTCAGACCTTTTCCGGCAACCAGATGACCATCTCCTGTTGGGCCTATGCTAATAGTCTTGGTGGCAAGTCGGACTATTGTGGTTTAATAACGCAGGGCACGTCAGCAGGTAATATAAGGATTGCGCTGTTTTACGATGGTCCGGCTAGCAAGTTTAAAGGCGGCCACGCAGGCACTTACCACTGGTTGTTACAAAACGGTACGTTTACTTCTACAGGCACGTGGGTCCACGTCGTCGTAGTTACAGAAGCAAGTGATTTTAGGATATATCTTAATGGCTCTCAGAGCAACATATCGGGCTGCGGTCATACATTACCGACTACTGGTACGTGGTTTATAGGAAGAAGACACGATAGTACCGGTTCGAGCAATACTTGGACTGGGAGATTGGATGAAGTTCGTGTATTCGACAGCACTAAGGGCGCATCTTACATTGCTGCCCAATACGAAAGTGAAAGAGACAATTTGATTACATTTTCACAACCAATAGCTGGTCAAATAAGAGAGCCGGTGTCTGATTTGGCGTCAGTGAGGTAACTATGGCAGATTATGCTGCTAACATAGATTCATCACATTATTTGTATAGAGAAGAGTTAACTATAACGGAAAGATCTGGAGAGGATCTAACGAATTATCCTGTTAAGTTAATTTTAGATGCTACAACTTTTGATTTTTCACAGACAAAAAGTTTTTCTGTTGGCGGCCCAAGGGCAAATAATGAGAATATGACACATTATGCGTCTTCCGCTTTTCAAGGTGGCCCTGAGGATTGTTCTACTTATAACCATGTTGATGACTATTGGAGAATCAATGTTTCTACGGCTTGGTGGAAAGTGGATTTAGGTACATCGTTGGCCGTTGGCCGATTAGAATTACAACGTTGGAATAGCGCCGGCAACGATCAGATGGTGGATAGTTTTAAGCTTAGTGGTTCCAACGACAATAGCGTGTGGTATGAGCTACTCACAGGAAATGCGGCAGCAAACGGCAACCTACAATCATTTGATGTCGATAGCTCAGAAACATATAGGTATTATAAGTTTGATGTGTTAAGTAACCACGGCAACACATATACTAGTCTGGGAATCATCCAGCTCTTTGCGCATGGAAGTGGTGATTTTAGGGTTGGTGAGGATTGGAACGGTGGTCATATATGGAAAATGTGGATCGAAAAGTGGGACGTTGCTAATGAGGAGGCAATTGTATGGCTTAATATACCTTCTTTGTCAGCAAACGAAACTAAACAGCTGTATGCTTTTTGGGGCAAAGAGAATGATTCAGGAATATCTGACCCTGATTCTATTGATTTTTTACTTTATGATGATTTTCTTGGTACATCTATAGATACCTCCAAATGGTCTGTTTTTGGCTCTTATACTATTAAGGGCTCTAGAGTATACCCTGGCCCGTTGCCAGATTATATACAAACGAAAGGCAACATATTTAATGGTGTGCGCAGTTGGGCACTGGAGACATATGTTTGGATAGAAGATGCTTCACCAAGTACAGGATACGTGTCGTACGATTATTTTATTTTCGACTGGGCATGGGAAAATTATGTAAGCTACGGCGCATACGGCGATACATACAGGACACATAATTTTGAGTGCGGAGGAGCAGGAGCAGACACAGGCACTGAAAAAGGTATAGAAGGTCAGAGCTATAATAGACATATAATTACATATCATGAACCTACTGATACCATACACCAAGGTGTAAGCGGAAGAAATACATATACAGATTATTTAGATTCTTGGGAAAGATCCTGTGAGGGCAATACGTGGCTTGACAATTTTAGAGTGCGTGGAAGAGGTACGTACGGAAGTAACGGTGAAATAGACTGGGTTATTATTAGAGAGTATGTTTCCCCAGAACCGGAGTTTGACGTTAGTAATCTCTTGACAGAGGAACGTATAGACCCTGATGTACTAGAGTATGATTATGGCCCAGATCTAACACTCGTAAACTATGAGCACACATCTACCTCTGTGTCGGGCGGAGACCCAACAAAATTATCAGACAACATTATAAACGCTCTAGATAACATTTGGTGTAGTGATGACGGAGACGCCGCCGGCGCAGGCATAGAGCTGACTATAGATTTTGGTTCCTACAATGGTGATGTTACTGACACAAACTATTTACATTATGACGATGGACACGTAAGATACAGAAACGCGTCCAAATTATCCGACAATGATACTGATGAGTCTGGCAACGCTTTTTGGCGGTCTACAACTACCAGTGGTTGGGCTGCCATAGATTTTGAATCTAAGATTTACAAGGTAGCGGTTTTATCAGTTAAAGGTGTGTCAGACACACTTAGTGGAATGCCTAAAAATTATAGAATAGAGGGTTCTTTTTTACATCCACGTGATGAGGAATGGGTTACTCTTCATACCGGCCAGTTCTCTCAGTCTGCGACTTGGCAAACTGTTGTATTTGATAACAACATTGCATACAGAAGTTATAGACTTTATGTTGTTGACACCTATGGTTCCAATATAGCACTACAAGAATGGAAAATGTCACGCAATAGTGCTAGCGTGGGCAAGAAAATAGTATCAAAGCTGAGATTAAAACCCGTAGGTTTTGATTCTATGTATGCGTATTTTCCAAAACAAATCGTATTCTATGGCTCGAACGATCTAACAAATTGGACTGAGCTTATCGGTTTAAAGAACACATATACACCACGTAATACAAACTGGCAAGAATATACATTTACTAACAACACGTATTATTATCAATATAAGCTGAAGGCGATCGGCAACTGGAACGCCAACACCGGCAAAATATGTATTGCTGAGTGGGAGATGCAAGAGAAAAACTCTGAAGCATATACATCTCGCGTTGCGGCAGGATCTAATGACAACTATGGCAGCATCTGGGCCAGTTCAGATTCAACTTTTGATAATTTGGATCTTTATTTGGTTAATAATGTTATAAGTCACATAGAAAATAATGTGTTGGTGGCTACAGAAACATTTACAGGAAGCCCAACAGACCTAATTGTAGGTGAGTAGGAGGATATATGGCTTGGTTAGACTGGTCAAACATAATGCGTCTTACACTAGACAGCAGCAAGATAGATAGTAATCTAACAGATTTTCCCGTCTTGATTACACTCTCTAGTGGTACGGGTACGGCAGGCGACTTTGATGCTACCCCTGTGTTTGATGAGGTCGGGCCTTCTTATAAGAAAATAGCGATCACATCCGCAGACGGCGAAACACAACTACCGGTGGAGGTCGAGTATTGGGATGCGACGGAAGAGATTGCACACCTATGGACTAAAGTACCGACACTGTATTCTAGTGTAGATACAACATTGTATTTATATTATGATTCTACGAAAGCGGATAACGTAGATTACGTGAGTAAGGCTACAGATGTACACGCTACTGTGGAGGTTCAAGCAAACACCGAAGGAACATATGACGACAAAACAGCGTCCTGGCCCACGGTTTTAAAAAACAATGATGATTACCAGATGTGGTACGGTATGAGAACGATTACGCCTGATAGATGGAGAATTGGTTATTGTGTCTCGTCAGGCACTCTTAATAACTGGCAAGGCCATAAAATGATTATAGATTTAGGCTCAGAGGGCACCTACGATACCGTGCACACCACATCTCCGACAGTCATTAAAGATGGCTCTACATATAAGATGTGGTACGCTGGCCATGGTGGGTCATATTGGAGCATAATCTACTGTACATCGACAGATGGCGAAAGCTGGTCAAATTTCCAACAAGTTATGGCGCCAGGAAATATATCGGCAGATAGTGTACATTGCTCAACCCCTTATGTAATTAAAGATGGCACCACATATAAGATGTGGTATGGAGGTCAAGACGGCTTTGCTTATAGAGTTTGTTATGCACAATCTACTAACGGCACGACTTGGACAGGCCATCAGCAAGTTATAAACTTCGGAACCTCCGATGCCTATTCACAAATTTACCCAGGTCCCGTTATAAAAGAAGGCACAACTTATACAATGTACCCTTCTGGAAATGATTCTTCTAATGTTTTCAGGTTATTGCACACCACGTCTACTAATGGAACGTCCTGGTCAACACCGCTGAGAGTTTTTGATGTCGGCCTAGAAGGAACTTATGACGCGACACGCACCTATTCCGCTAGTATTATAAATGATGATGGTGTATATAGATTATGGTATGGTGGGTGGGACACTACTCACCCGTATTCTATATTGTATACACATTCAAATACAAATGCCGAAAGATGGCAATTTGGTAACGCTGCTGTCGGCGTATGGATAGATTTTCAATATGTTTATCGTCTTAGTCAAGACCCTTCAGGCGGAACAGACGCTATAAAAGATTCTTCCGGTAGATTGCATCACGGAACATCTGGCGGATCTATGTTGACTGGCGATTTGGTAGACGGAAGAGCCGGCAAAGCTTTGGATTTTGATGGCAATGACGATTATATAGACCTAGGCGACCCAATGAACTTTTCCAACAAAACCTTTACTGCTTCAGCTATTGTTAAGACCACAGCCACGGACGGCAGAGCTATCCTTGGACATGGAACTAACAATGCAAATGGTGGTTGGGGTTTGTACATGGGTTACGTCCACGGAGCCGGATGTTTAAATTATAACTATGGTAATACTAGCGGTGTTTCACAAATATATACGACGGCCAGCGCCATCAACAATGGCGAATTTAAAAGCGTTGCTGTCGTAGCTACGACGGACACAGCGACACAAGGTAACAACACTGCAACCTTGTATATTGATGGTCAGCCGGTTTCAGCTACTACTTCTTTAGTCGATGTTTTTAAAGAAAACACAACTAATGAATTGGATATAGGAGCAAGGATTGATGGTTCTGGTATGTATTGGGACGGAATAATAGATGAGGTAAGAATAACAAATGGCTCCAGATCAGCAGCCTGGCTGAAGGCCGAGCATCACAACACATTTAATGGGTTGATTTCATTTGACCCATATTCTTATGTGGAAGGTGAATGTACTAATAGATACGGTCTACATATGGATGACATATGTTATGTAGTTGCACTCGATGAGGTCGGAGGGAAAGTTTTGGCACACACAACAGCAGCTTCCGGTACAGGCCTATTTTCCATGAAGATTTTCGGCAAAGAACCTGGCGACACTGTTCTAGTAACTTATAGTTTTCCTGGAACGTATCAAGGTCTTACATACCTGGCTGGTGCAGAATATATGACAACACTAAGCGGTACAACAATAAGCGGAGGAGGATACTAAGATGACATTCAATAGTAGTTGGTTATCAGATTGGGCAAAAAGAATAGAGATAACCATAGATCACGATCTTATTGATGAAGACATTAATGATTTTCCTCTGTTTTTAAATCTCAGAAACAGTTGCGGCACCAACAGTGCTGATGTAATGTCGGGTATGAAGGCTGAGCTTAGTGAGGCCGACTATGATTTTAGTGATGATTTTACTAGCGGCGAAATAAACCTAAAAACATGGTCACTCGGCACACCGACTGGTGCAAGTTTTTATGTAGCAGATAATAAACTCACCATGAGTGGCACCACCGTAGGTACTAATCTTTACGCACAACTTAGAGCCTATACGAGATGGAATTTCATAACAACTTCTTTTAGTCTAGAATATCATTCGGGTTATGATGCTGCAGAAACAGATTCTGAATATTTCTTACTATATACCTATACAAGAGATAAAGACAATCCAAGCACCAACTACGCCATGATGCAGGTAATATATGATTCCGCCTCTTATGGCCCAACAAACCCTATGATGTTTAGATCTAGAATAGTAAATGGTGGTGCAAGCACTTATGGTACATCCTATTATCACAATCCGACCTCGTGGAAAACACGGCACATAAGAAGCGGAAGCACTATGACACTGTACTATGATGTAGGAGGTGGATGGATAACCGCAGGCTCCTCTTCAATTGGGAGTTGGAGTTCAAACACTGAAACATTCCACCTTCTATATAATTACGACTATTCAAGCGGAGATACAACACTAGTTGCGTATGTGGATAATTTTGTTGTAAACTCAGGAACCATACGGCATTTTTATGGTCGACAAAAGATGGCTATAACAGACGAAAATGGAACACAGTTACCTGTCGAGCTGGAAGACCTTCAATTTAGATTAAATAGGTGTATAGCATGGACTAAGGTACCAACGGTTTACGCAGATAGGGATACTAAACTATATCTATACTACGATTACACTAAAACAGATAATACTGATTATATTGGAGAACTAGGAGATGCTGCAGCAAAAAACGTGTGGGATAGTGATTACATTGGTGTGTACCATATGGAAAATGATGGTTCTAGTCCAAGCGGATCAAATAGTGTAAAAGATTCTACTAGTTTAGTCAATCATGGCACACCAAACAGCACGCCAAATTTGTTAACCGCTAAAGCAGGCCGCGGCTTGAATTTTGATCCTTCGTCAACCGAATATGTGAATATGGGAGGCAACCTTTCGGAATTAGATGGCAAATCATCTTTTACACTATCTTTTGTTCTTAAAGCCGATGTTGTACCATTCGACCAATATAGGGCCATATTTGCTAGAGGCAGTGGTGGGCAAAGAGTGCCTTGGGTTTACTGCAACAGTGGTAGCAGTGTTATAGTTTGTCAGTGTGAGATGGCGGACGCATCACAGCCTTCCAGAACCATATCTATATCACAGGATGTGTGGACAGCTATAGATTTTGTCTGGACTGGCGATAATCTACAAAGATATAAAGATGGTGAGTGGGCAGGTAGCCAGGTGGCAACAAACACAACCACTGTGGCCAATACGGATGGGTATAATTATATAGGATATATGGATGGTTATTATTCTTTTGATGGTATATTAGATGAGGTCAGAATTTCAAAAACAGATAGGTCGGGGTCGTATATAAAGGCCAGCTATAACTCTACCTGGGATACGTTAGTGTCCTACGGTCCAGAACAAAATTATCCACCGAGTGTTATTTCTGGAACAGTTCACGATAAATATAGTAGATTATTAACAGAACCTTGTAATGTTATAGTTTCTGATTTAGATGGCGAGTTTGTAGTCTCTGATGTTACGGATGCTAACGGCCATTTTGAGATTGGAGTTCCGGCTTCGCCCGACGAGAGGTTTGTGGTTACCTTCTATAAACCAGGAAGATATGGATTAGACTACGACGTTGCTGGTGCGATGTTCATGACACCAGTGGCAACTACGAGCGGATAATGCCAATATTAGGACAAACTACATACCCTAAGATCTTTCCTGCTGGCTATTCTGGTTCCCAGGTGCTTAGATGGGCACTTAAGGATGGCTCATACCAGAAGCTCTATCCTGCAGGCGATGCAGGACTATATAGTCATGGCAATCTAGGCGCGTCTATTTTAGGATATTCTACCATTACGGCACAAGGCTCGCTTGGCTCCTCAATCACAGGCCACCTACCAAGCAATTTAACCGCATCAATAGCGGCTGTGAGATGTCAGTCGCTTGGCCCCAAGAGCTATTTTATAGGTTATGACAGTGGCGAGCCACAATTCTTAGAAACTAAACAGGAATTTAGATGTGTTGATTTTCTGTCGGCAAGACTGCGCTCTTTACAGCAATCCACAAAAGATATAACAGCCGAGATTACCGGTTTAGAAGAGGAGTTTTTTCACGGCCAAAAAGATTTGTCAGGGTTCATTAGAGGCGCGGAGTACGGGGTTATAGGTGGCATGACAACCGCTATAACGGGTGTACGTTGTCAGCAACTCTCACCAAAGCAGTATTTTATAGGATACGATGAAGGTGTTCCGCAGTTCCTGGGTGGCAGGCCAATATACAGATGTGTTGATTTTTTGCCTGCTTTCATAAGAGCTTGGAAAACATCACAAGAAGATTTACCAAGTACGATTAGAGGCTGGACATCCTCTCAGGCTGATCTGGGCTCTTTTATCATAGCAGGTCATGAAATATTTAGTGAATATAGAGATTTAACGGCTAATATTGTTGGCGGAGTAACGCACCCCAGCAGCCTTGGAGCAAGTGTTGTTGGTTCTTACTGTCAGGCACTGACGCCTAAAGCCTATTTTATAGGTTATGATGATGGCGTACCGCAGTACGTACAAGGTAGGCAGCGCTATAGGTGTGTTGATTTCTTGGGAGCTATAATTTCTAAAATTTTCTCTGAAGATTTGCCAGCATATATCTTTGCGCAGCCTAGAGAATTCCGAGATCTGGGTGGTTTCTTAAGACAGATGTACCCAGGAGATGCAGATCTTCCTGCTTTCTTGAATGCGCTACAGTACATCGACCTTCCAGCGGAGCTACACCCAGTACCGCCACAGGATTTGCCGGGCTATTTGAAGGTGTGGCCAATGGGTCATCTTCCTGGCCATATTCATGGTTGGCAGCAGTCTGATCTAGGCGCATTTATAGACTGGAACGACATGCGCCAGTTGCCAGCGTACGTAGCCGCACATCCACCTAAAAACATTACAGCACTTATTAAAGGGTGGGTTAGAGAGGCCACGTTCGATCTAGCCGGTTGGATTAGAGCGCTGCAATATGAAGGCCTTAGTGGTTACATTCGAGGAACGTATCTTGAGAATTTGACAGCATACGTGTTTTGTATAGAGCCGGAAGACCTGTCAGGATTTATCCATGGTTGGGACACGAAAGACCTGCCAGCATATCTTAATGGTAAATATGGCCCAAATGATCTACAAGCTTATATAAATATCACCGGTGAACCTAAAGATTTGCCGGCATATATAAAGGCAGCGAAGGCAGTAGAGGTGTCCTCAGACTTAACAGCATATCTCTACCCAGCGACAATTCTCATGCAGCAGGGCGATTTGGCACTATCTATAGCGGCACATAGTCCTGGAAATTTAGGTGCCTATTTGACACCACAAGGCTACACAAGATCTTTGTCTGCGTTTATTAATCCAAAGATGATATTTATGACGGCAGCATTGTCTGTTGTTACTATGGAACATTCCAATTTGGGAGGTATAATAAACTTCATATGCAGAGGCTCGGGCCACAAGGATATGAGTGCAACAATGGAGTTTTCATATCTCAAAGAGTTGGCAGCACAGATAACAGGAAAAGATATTCCAACATACGAAGCCAACCTTGGAGCAACGGTGGGTTACGCCGCCTCATATGTACACGCAGATAGAATACCGGTGTCCTTAACTATAGGTACGGGTTATAGAATTGAGGATAAAATACCTATAGTTATAGATGTTTATAAACAACGTGCCTACCTGTCTGCCACTATAACTGGAACATATGTGTACACCGATATGGGTGCTACATTAACACCGGTATGGTTACAAGAGTATGAGTTTGATAATATTAAAGTTAGGGAGCTGGTTTATGATTTGAATCATGCCAAGCAGGTCAATTGGTATAATGTGGTGGAGCTCTATTTCCAGACTATAGTTCCTGAGTATTTCTGGGTAGAGGCCGAAAATAAAGTATATAAATATGACATCACTAATAGATGGAAAATAGACGTGGCCTCATATATACCTGAAGATATCGAACTTAATGTCAGAAGGAAACTCCACCGTCTCAAGACACTATACGACCTTTCCAAGTTTAACAATTTAGATGAGGCTATACGTTTTGCCATACACTATGTAACGTCTTATGACTCCGCAGAACTATCAAGTATGATTAAGGCCGTCGGAACATACTCAGACCTGGCATGCCGTATAGTTCCGAAGTATTTCACGCCTGAAAACGACGGCCTATCTGCCTCAATTTCACCGCAACCACAGAAATTCATCTTGGGTTATGATGACCGGGCTGAATTTGTTTAAAATTTTTCTTGACAAATACAAATCCTGTATTATGTTTTAAACCATGGGTTAGTGTTTTAAATTTTTTTTAAAAAAAAATTAAAAAAGCCCTTGACAAAAGTCGAATTATGCTTATAATGTAGATAAGGGCACGAATAAACTAACCTTATTAAGGTAGAAGACAACGATAGAGAAAGGATTTGTGAGCATGGATTTTTGTATTGAGACTAAGGAGTTACAGAGGATTATTAGGTTGTTAGCCGTGACCGCTAAAGTCAATGTCAACGACTTTACCGGTCAAGTTTTTATTGAGGCCAAAGAGGACAATACCGTCCTTTTTGTCTCGAATAATAGCTCTACGGCCATCACGGTTCTCTCCGAAAAGGCAGAGGTCAGCAAGCCTGGCTCTGTTACCACCCTTTATGGTAAGATCAAGTCTTTTGCAAGTTCTTTTACTCCATGGGACGGCGAATATGGCACCAAAGATGTGCGTTTTGTTTATGATGAGCATCTTAAAGTCACAGTCAAGACTGTCCATGAGAACGGAAAGAAGTCCCGAGGAAGCCTGAAGTTAGACACCTTCAACGACATGAGACTGCAAAAGCCTAAGCCATTCGGCAAAGCAAACTTCATTCTAAATTCAAGTATCTTTAAAAAAGCAGTCAGCAAAGTTATTTATGCGATGGATCCGACAGAGCAGAGGACGTTTATCCAAGGAATGAGTGTTTCTTTTAGTGAGGATGACATCTATTTTTGTGGCACCAACGGCCGTATTCTTTCGGAGTATTCTGTTAAGAATAACAATGACCTAGTTGGCAAAAGTTTTATTCTAAGATACGATTTTATAATGGGTTTGAGGAGAGCCTTGGGTGAGGAGACACAGATATTTTTTGAGATAGATGGCCGAGAAATAAAAGCCAAGTTTGAAGACGTGGTTTTTCATGGTTGGTTGGTTATTGGTCAGGACTATCCGCAGTATAAACAGGTTCTGGATACTTTTGAGCACACCATCTCGGCAGACAAGGAGGCTTTGATGGGCGTGATCTCTCCGTTCACAGAGCTGTTAAATAGTGATGATAATCATCGATTAACATTTGAGATTCAAAATGGAAAAATAAAGCTGTACAATGATGACGCCAGCTTCGAATGTGATTTTGATGTTGAGTACACACAAGGATTTGTTATCGATATTAATGGTAAGTTCCTCTATCAAACAGTAGAAGCCATCAATGACGATAAAGTACTCATAAAATTCTCAGACGAAAAAGGCGTTTTTATATTTGATTCCGGCAATTTCCAGGATCAGAAAGCCCTGATTACACCAATCAGGAGGAGATAGCCGTGGCCAAAAAACCACTTGAGGTAATCTTAGAAGAAATTTCCGAGGCCCTTAAAGATCTGGAGCAAGGTGCTTTGTTCACTAGTGTGGAAGAGAAGCACAAAGTGTTGTCGCAGGCCTGTGTAAAGTATCTAAGGTACAAAGGGTTTAAGGTAGTCGAACCAGACAAGCCAACACACACAAATATAAGTAAATTGGATGATCTTATATTTCATTTCTATGGTTTATCTGACAGGCTCCATCCTGAGCTGAAAACCAGTTACAGAAATCTTGCACAACACAGAAAACTTGCCAGCGCTTTGGTGAAATCTAGAATGGATGCTTGTGGTTATGGTTTCAAGGCCGCTCTTCAAGAGTGTGCCGAAATAATAGACACTATTTTTAATCACGAAGCTGAGTTTAATTTTACTGTTCCTATATCGTTTGGTATATTGGGTCAAAAGAATTGTGGTTGGATAACTGATAAAGCGATACAGATAATAAATAAGAACAAACTAAAAACCGCTGAAGAAAGGAGGAAGAAATACATCGAAGACTTGGAAAAAGTATACGATGCCGAGCCAGACGGCTTCGGGGATTTGGATGAAATTGAAAGAAATTTGGATTAATGAAAGGAGAACACTATGGACGATCTTTTGAAAGAGAGACATGAAAATCTACTCTATCCGACGGTTAGAGTAAGAACTGACAAGGCCGGCGGCTCTGGTACGGTCATTTATAGTAAACCAGTTCCTGAAGGGAGCCCCGAAGAAGGACATGAAACTTATGTTCTGACAAATTGCCACGTCATCAACGACAATATTCGCGTTGAGAAGAAGTGGAGCACACTACTTAAGAGAGAGGTCAAGACTGACGTCCTGGCCGACTGTACGGTAGAGTTGTTTGATTTTGAGTACGGTTCTTGGGAAAGTGGCCACAGTGCCTACAAAGCGGAAATTATGTGTTACGATAAGGACATGGACCTCGCGTTGCTCAGGGTAAGAAGCACCAAGCCTTTTGAGTTTGTAGCGACCGTGTTCCCTAAAGACGAACACAAAAAACGTCTTAAGATGTTTATGGACGTTTACGCTGTTGGTTGTGGCATGGGGCATCCACCGCTGGCGACCAAGGGTAATCTCACAGGTTTTACTGACATCATCGACAACTATCCATATTGGTTGTCTACTGCTCCTACGATCTACGGAAATTCTGGTGGATCACTTTACTTGGCCGATACGTATGAATTTATCGGTATTCCAAGTAGAATCGCTGTTAACATGGGCGGCTTCTCCGCTGATGCTATCACGCATCTTTCCTATTTTATTCCGATCACCTCGATCTACAGCTTCTTGGAAGATCAGGTGTTCAATTTCTTGTTCGACGACAACTACACATCCGTGAAGTGCGCCGATATGAGAAAGAGTAAAAGAGATAGAGACGAGCATACCATGGCTATCGACACCTCTCGTGACGAAGCTGGTAAAGGCGAATAAGGAGCATACCCTAAATGCCTAAAAAGAAGAAAGCAGCGGCGGAGCCGAAGGGCTCCGCTGCCAAAACCCCAACTGGTTTTGACATCGCCAAAAAAGCGATACAGAAGAAGTATGGGAGCATTGTAAGCTATCTTAGTGATCATAGTGATATGATCATCCCTACTATATCCACAGGCAGTTTAAGCGTGGACATAGCTTTGGGAAGAGGTGGGATGGCAAGAGGAAGAGTTTATGAGATTTATGGTAATCCATCTGGCGGAAAAACCACATTAGCACTACACACACTGATCGAAGCACAGAACCGTGGCCTAATCACTGCTATTATAGATGCTGAACACGCATTAGACCCATCATTGGTTAAGAAAATGGGGGCTAACTTGGATGATATTCTCGTTGTTCAAGGCTATTCAGGTGAGGACAATCTTGACGCGGCTGAAACGCTCCTAAAGACATCATCAGTAGATTTGGTGGTAATCGACTCTGTAAGTGCATTAATTCCAAAGGCAGAAGCGGAAGGCGATATGGATGATACATTCATCGGCTTACACGCACGCCTCATGAGCAAGGCACTAAGAAAAATTACACCTATTGCTAATGAAACAAACACACTTGTTATTTTTATCAACCAAATCCGATATAAGGTTGGAGGTATGGGCAATCCAGAAACTCCAACCGGCGGCGAAGCGCTTCCTTTCTTCGCAACAGGCCGGATATCTATTAAGGGAGCCGAATATAAGTCCAATAGAATTATAGATCCCGTCTCTGGTGAAGCCATTGGCCACCACTCTAAGATTGAAGTAGTAAAGAACAAACTAGCACCTCCTTATAGGAAGGCACAAGTCCCTTTGATTTACGGCAAGGGCTTTGACTTGCATTGGGAGGCACTCACGTTGGGAATAAGTCTTGGTATCATCGATAGAAACGGTTCTTGGTATAGTTATGGTGATCGAAAGCTTGGTCAAGGTGAGGAGAATGTCAAGGAATTATTGAAAGAAGACACAGATCTGTACGAGGACATAAGAGAAAAAATTATTTTCATGACTGGTTTAAAGGAGTATTATGAGTCGAATTAGTGACAAAGTTTACAAACTGATCAGGAAAGTTTTTCCTCGAAATGTCATCTTAAAAGAGTATTATGTCAAGTATAAGGGAGAGAAGTTGTTTTTTGATTTCTTTATACGAGACCTTGGAATTCTAGTAGAAGTTCAAGGAGAACAGCATACTCGGTTTATTAAGTATTTTCACGGTGATAAGCAAAAACTTATCGCACAAAAAAATCGTGACAATATTAAGATCGAGTATGCACAGGAGAATGATATCTCATTTACGAGATTTCATCACTACGAAGAAATAACAGAGGAATTAATAAGGCACAAGCTGTATATGGCCTTAGAGGAAGGGTTCTATGAGTAATATATTAATTCCAGAAGAAAGAGATCCAATTAAACGCGGTAAGGACTGTCCTGATTGGTGCCCATTAAAAGATGGAACCAAGACGGGCGACCCAATATATTGCGAGTTTTCTTTGGGTTGTCGACAAATGGACGGAAATAAAAAAGGGTATATATCACATTGGCATAAGTTCAGGGACATGGAAACCGGAGAAGAGGCGTTTGATTACTTTTGTACGGGAATCTATCCAGAAAGTTATGTCGAGATCCAAGGCGTTGATGAAGAGGTGTCATAATGGATAAAGGAATGTTGTTACATATGAATATAAAACCAGATATTGAGTACATAGAATCAATAATGGCGTTCGACGTTAGGAAATTAGACACGCTGGACAGCGCCACTGTCAGCAAATATGCAACAGCACTTTCGCAGTATTTAGTATATTTTAGATCTGAGATAAATCAATCTAAAGTTAATATGCATCAAAAACAGAGAGTTTTGGACTCAGAAGTAAATAAAATTATTTTGGAGAACAAAGAGATTTTAAAGAAATGTAAGACTAAACAAGCAGCGACGATACATATTATAGATACATCTGACACGTTAAAAGTTATAAGCAAGGCGATTAATAGCATAAGAGATGAGTTGGTTTTGGTAGAAGGCATAGATAAAACCATATCAGATCTTGTTGCAACACTAAAACGTGAACTAACAAGGAGAGAGAACGAGCTTTATACGGTCAGGAAAGAAAGGTATTCATAATGACGGCAGAAGAAGCAAGAGAATTATTCTGTAAGCCAGGCGATGAGCGTGCTCTACTGAGTTATGCGATTAAAAGGGCAGACAATTTTTACACGATCTGCTCTAAGGTAGAAGAGAGCGACTTTCTATATCCAGACCACCGTGCAATTTATACCATACTTAAGATGCTGGTCGACAAGGGTGGATTGGAAAAGTTTGATGTGTCCACCATTGTGAACGAAGCAACAGCAAACGGTGTTTTAAAAAACATAGGTGGGTATGATTATATAGAAAGCATTGCTGACATGCCCCTCGAGCAGGCGAATCTAAATCACTATGTAGATACGGTTATGGAGTCCAGCACCAAGTACAGACTTCACAGAGATCTGCTTATGAGCATGGATGCCCTCGCTGAGAACGCTAAAACCGGCAAAACCAGCGAGGATTTAATAGGGTTAGTAGAGTCCAAGGTTATGGATCTCTCCACACGTGCCAAGTCTATTGCAGAGCCACGAGACATGGCAGATGGTTTGATGGACTACATAGAAGAAAGAAGATCCAATCCAGTAGAGATGAGTGGTATCTCCACTGGGTATCGAATTTTGGATTTCCAAATTGATGGTCTAGTCCCCGGAACACTCACGGTTATATCAGCCAGGAAAAAGATGGGTAAAAGTACATTTTTATCCAACGTGGCTGCCCACATAGCGTACAGGCTTCAGATCCCAGTGCTATATGTTGATACAGAGATGAACTTTGAAGAGTGGCGACCAAGAATAATTGCCATGTTAACTGGTGTGGAGGAGCGTGTTATTAAACACGGTGGTTACGACGCTGAGACATATAATAAAATCAAACAAGGCGTGCGAATAATTAAAAAAGGAAAGCTTTTCCATGAGCACATGCCTGGTTATTCAATAGACAAGTTGACCGCGTTGTATAAGAAATATAAAATAAAAGAGAATATTGGTGTGGGTTTCTTTGATTACATTAAAGAACCAGACACAAGCAGCATAGATCGTGCCCGCAGAGAGTGGCAGATTCTTGGTGATGTAACTACAAGACTTAAGGATTTGGCAGGTCGTTTGAGCATTCCGTTTTTCGCCGCAGCACAGATCAACAGAGATGGCGACGTCGCAGGCAGCGATAGAATTTCTTGGTTTGCTGACATAATAATGCATTGGATGGAGCGTCCGCCGGAAGAAATAGAAGACGCCGGCCCAAATAGTGGTCAGATGAAGCTGGTTATTAAGGATTCGAGGCGTGGAGGTAGGACTCCAGAGCAAGGCATCAGTTATAAATTTAAAAAGACCAAGCTTCTTATCAAAGAGGCCGATATAACTGATCAGCTTATACCCTACGGGGAGAAAGTAGTAAACCATGGCAGTGATGAAGAACTCAAATAAAGAAGATTTTAAATTGATGTTGGACAAACTCAAGGAGAGTGTAGATCCTAGATATCTGCTCGAGTCGTTGGGTTTTAGTGTAACACGTGAGTCTGGAAAAGAGATTAGGGGTGCCTGTAAGATACACGGAGGCGACAACCAAACCTCGTTTAGATTTAACAAAGACACAAGGACTTGGGTTTGTTTTTCACACCGTTGTCACGAAGTCTTTGGTAATGATATAATTGGTTTGGTAAAGGGCGGAATGAACGTAGATTTCATGGACGCCGTTCGCCACCTAAAATCGATAACTGGTGATATTGGAAGCAGTGATTATCTTGAACATAAAAGGAAAAAAGAAAAAGAAGCGTTTATAAAGTCTAGAAGGAAGCCCCGATCTAATTCGGAGATAGTCACGGAAGAGTGCCTCCGACAGTTCAAGGGACTTAGGACAGATTATTTTCTTCGCAAAGGATTTTCCAGGGAAACGTTGGACTTTTTTGAGATAGCCGGCGGCTATACAGATAGTCACGGTTACATAAGAGGTGTTATTCCTATAAGAGACGTTAATGAAAAACTCGTAGGTTACAGTCTGCGTGATGTAAGAGATAATGTGGACGACGATGATTTTAAATACATCCACACAACAGGTTTTGATAAAGATAAAGTGATTTATAATTTACATAACGCCAAAGCACATCTGAAAGACAAGCCACTTATAATAGTGGAAGGTTTTAAGTCTGTTTGGCGTTTACATCAGATGGGTATTAAAAATGTCGGAGCCGTGATGGGTGCTCACATAACATCGGGCCAATGTAATCTCCTTTTTACGTATGCACCAAAGGGGATTGTGTTGTTCTTTGATTGTGATCCACCTGGAGCAGCTGGAATGGTTAGAGCAGTAGAGGAACTCAGAGGTAAGATAGAGAATATCTATACCATCTTTATGGTTGAAGAGGGAAAGGACCCTGCCGATCTTGATGAAGAAACACTTAAATCTTATTTGAATGGTTATGTTTAGGAGGTGATCCTGTGGAGGGTTCAAATTTTGTAGAACTAATTGGTAAGATTGTTTATCCGGATTTTAAAACGGTAGGAAACAATAGTAAATTGTTCAAAGCTAAGATAGCAATACCACTAGAGGGTGGTAAGTTCCAATACATTAAGATCGCAGCCTGGCAAGATCTTGCTGAAAGTTTGGCTGAGCTGCCTTCAAATACTTTTGTTAAGATTCATGGGCATATAGAAGAGAGAAGGTATGAAGGTTCCTGTCGTGGATGTGGAAATTCTGAGTACAAGTATTGGACAGAAGTTCTAGTTGATAATTTCAAATTGGTGAATGATTAGGAGGTTGCGAGATGACTAAGAAGTCAGTTGATAAAAACGATCGAGACGTTCAGGTCGCACTTGCTGACCGAACCAAGAACGACGCACTTATGGGCACACCGACGATTGCCCTATTGCCGGCAGCAAATTACCTTTTTAGGGTAGACAAAAAAGAGTATAAGGTGACTGTACCCCGCAAGGGTGTTTACGAAAAGCTTGACCCCAAGATGTACAGCGCAAAGGATGGAGAGTTTTCTTTGTTGGATAAGAAGAATAATGTTATGTATATGCCAGCAATCTCTAAGGTTTTGTTTGCGACCAAACAATACCCAGACCTCAAACCAAATCAATTGTTTGCCCCCATTGCTTTGGTTTTTAGGGATAAGGAAGTGGATATTATTGGCCAAGTGGTCGAAATGCTTGAGCCTACAGATATGGATGCTTAGGAGGTCATATGAGGTGTGTTCATTGCGATAAGAATACAGGCGGAACAATATTAGTAGAAAGTCTACCGTGCAAACACTGCGGCGGCGAGATAAGAATTGAATATAACGTCTGTAAGGAATGTGGAATGGCCTGGAAGACTGTGGATGGTGAGTTAATTGAGAACACTACATTTTTTGATATGGGTTTAGAGGAAATGTTTGATGACGACGAGTTTTTTCAGGAGTTTGACATGATTCTAAATATGGATCAACGAGAAATCAAAAGCTCGAGTATGCTAGACTACGTTCATAAGTGTTTTCGTTGTCAGACTGTGTGCCACGAGTCAGCGCCAGGTAGATGGGAGTGTCCAGACTGTGGTTTTACTTGGGAGGTAATAAAAACCGGTGGCTAGAAAAGATCATTACCAAACATTAGGTGTAGATCGAAATGCTTCTAAGGCAGATATTAAGAGTGCCTATAGAAAATTGGCACAAAAGTATCATCCAGACAGAAACCCAGATAACAAACAGGCTGAGGAGAAGTTTAAGGATGTAGCGGAAGCATATTCGGTTTTATCAGATGATAAGAAGAGGAGAATGTATGATCGACCACAAGATCCCTTTTCTGCTATGGGTTTTGATTTTTTCGGAGGAAGACCAGGACCACGAACACGTCGACCAGACCGTCACGCACCAACAAGGGGCCGAGATTTAAAGTTTGTGAAGGATATCCCTATGTATTACTTTATTACTGGCGGCGAAATGGTTTTTGATTTGGTTTTTAACGATATATGTGGTAAGTGTAATGGGACAGGAAACAGTGAATGGAAGGAGTGTCCTAATTGTAATGGTGAGGGTGTTCTAATTCAATCCAGTCAAGACGGTAATACTTTTTTTACAAGGACAGAGGCCTGTTCCGCTTGTAGGGGTTTGGGCGAATTGGGTGTTGAAAAATGTGACGAATGCAAAGGTACAGGCTCGATAGAGACAAAGAAAGAGATTACATTGAATATACCCAAAGGTATTTCAGATGGCTACGTTGAGCGCCAGCCTGGCGAAGGAACTACTGGCCGCAACAAAGGCCCGAAAGGAGATCTTTTTGTAAAGTATAGGATGATTCTCCCAAAAGAGGAGGATCTAACGGAAGAACAAATAAAAATGTTGAAGGAGATCTCATGCGGCAAAGAAAGTATGGTATCTTAAGTCTGGACGTATCATCAGCATCCACCGGTTGGACTTTCTCGGTACGAGACAATCTGAAAGCCTACGGTGTTATAAAAACGAATCCTAAAAAGGGCAGGGCCGAGCGCCTACACTCTTTTAAGGAAGAAATAAGAGTACTGCTTAGTAGATATAAACCATCTTACGTTGTCATTGAAAACGGGTTTTGCGGCAGAAACGTAAAGACGCTGAAGGTATTGTGCGAATTTGCTGGTGTAGCGAAGATGTGTTGCATGGACATATTGGGTGTAGAACCATTCATAATGAATGTAAATACACCAAGAGCACACTTCGGTTGTAAGAAGAAAGAAGATGTTTTCAAGGTTATGGTGGATCTCTATGACCTAAACGATTTTGAATTTAAGAAAGACAACGACGTGACGGACGCGCTGTCGCAGTCGGTGTGTTTTTATGAACAAGAGATAAAGAAAGCGAGGAAGAAATGAAAATTTTAGTTAACAGTATAAAGTGCATTCATTGTGGTGCACATGTTTTTTCTGAATCGGCTAATAGTTATGTTAAGTGCCCTTGTGGCACTGTGGCAATAGGCGGAGGCCGCAAAAAGCTCATTCGATATGCTTTAGATGAGGATTATGAAGAAAAGTCTATAGTAGAGGCGGAAGGAGAGTAGGTATATGCCACGGACAGTCAAGTTAAGCGCAACGCGCATAAATATGTTTTTAGAGTGTAAACTTAGGTATTGGTATAATTACCATGATAAATTGCCTAAGATGACAAACCCATCTTTTAAGCTTGGTTTGGTTTGTCACGAGACGTTAGAATACGCAGGCCAAATTTGGCAAGACAAGGAAGAATTTAATAATGAAGATAGAGCAGAAATTCTGAATTATTATGACGAGATGTCTGTTAAAAACGGCCTGGGAGATTATGGCCTTCATATTCTAGGAAAGGAATTAGTTGAGAGAAAGTTAAATAATTTTTGGAAAGAGTCAGGTAGAAAGATTATTGGGTTGGAGCAGCTTTTCGGCACCGATGAGGACAACGAGGTTCATACAGACCAAGGAGTCCCTCTTATAGGAGCCATGGACATGGTAACTGAGGTAGACGAAGACACGCTACTTGTGGTGGACTATAAAACATCAAACACCATGCCGACTGTAGATGATATGAAGCACGATATCCAGCTTTCTATCTATGACTTGGTTGCGAGCATAAAATGGCCACAATATAAACGTATTATATTAAGGCTGGACTTCCTGAAACACGATCCAATGGATACGTATAGAACCCCCGCTGAGAGGCAGGCTTTTTCGGACTACATAAAGAAACTCCACGATGAGATGGTGGCACTAAAGAAGAGAGAAGCTGAGCCAAGCCTCAACCTTTTTTGTCCTTGGTGCGATTTTAAGGACTACTGCCGCACTTATAAGAAAGCATATGAGAAGGGTAATTATAGTTTTCAAGCCGCAGAGGGTTATCGTGACGCAGATCTGATCAACGAGTGGACGAAGATGCGTGACATAAAGAAGATCATCGAAGCTCGAGAAAGAGAAATGGCCATGTTGATAATGGAGAAGATAAAGCGAGGCGGCAAGGAGGTTAACAATGGCCAAATAGAATTATATGTCAGGTCGAATTCAAGAGTGGACTACGATGTTAGAAAGGTTCTCGAGTACGTACCAAAAAGAGAGCTAGCAAAGATGGTTAACCTGAAAAAAGCGCAAGTGAAAAAATACATTGAAAAGAGGCCTAGAGTGCGTGACGTTATAGAAGATAGTGCACAAAGAAATTTCACAAGGCCTTTTTTAGCTACCAGAAAGCTAAAAAAGAAAAAAGGAGAATAGGACATGGCAAAGAATAAGAAGAATAAAAAGAAAACATCGGGCCCAAAGAAGACGTTTAAGATGCCCACACCCAAGGCACCAGCACAAAAGCAGCCGGAGAAAAAGATAAAGGTATTGGCTTATTGTGATACGCCTTCTTGTGCCACCGGTTTTGGTACGGTTTCAAGGAACATATTTGAAGGTTTGTACAGGACTGGTAGGTATGATATAGACATCCTTGGTATTAATTATTGGGGCAACCCACATCCATATCCCTACAGAATTTGGCCTACCGGTACAAACCCACAGAACGATCCATATGGTAGACAGAAAATTTGTAAGATGATGCCTCAGATGGAGTACGATCTTTTGTTTTTCTTGCAGGATACTTTTATAATGGACTTCTTACCAGAACTCATTCCACATTTGAGAATGGGCGGAAAGAAGTTTAAGTCCATTTGTTATTATCCCATCGATGGTACGCCTAAGACACAGTGGATTAAGAACATCAGTGTTGTAGATCATCCTGTTGCCTATTGTGAATTTGGTAAGAAAATGTCTGAATTAGTGTACCCAGATGTTCCGGAGTTGTCGGTAATTCCTCACGGCGTTAATACACGTGAGTACTACCCACATCCAGACTCAGAGGTACAGGCGTTTAGGAAGAAATACTTTGGTGCACACGCTGATAAGTTTATATGGACAAATTTAAATAGAAATCAGCAACGCAAGGACATTCCTAGGACTATCAAGGCTTTTAGAGAGTTCAAAAAGCAAGTTCCGGAGTCAATTCTCTACCTGCATATGGCCAAGAAAGACCAGGGCTGGGATCTACCTCAGATTGTAGAGGCAGAAGGTTTAAGCATCAAAGAGGATGTAATATTCCCTGAAAATTTTGGTCCCAATCAAGGATATCCTAGGGAAATTGTGAATATGATCTATAATATCAGTGATTGTGTTGTTAGTAGTTGTATCGGTGAGGGTTTTGGTCTTAGCTGGATTGAGGCTATGGCAACTAAAACACCGGTTCTTATGCCGAACAACACAGCACTTACTGAGTTCATTACTGAGGAGAGAGGTTATCTGATTGATAGCGGCACCAATCCAAGCCTGTTTACCGTCGTACCTAATGATAACGAAGTGGTTCGTCCTTTGGTAGACGTGGAAGACATGGTGGCAAAGATGTTACACATCTATAACAACTACGATGAGGCCAAGGAAAGAGCAGAAAACGCCTATCGTTGGGTGAATATGTCGATGGATTGGCAAAGAAGCATTGCACCACAGTGGGTAGAAATTTTCGATAAAGCTTACGAAGAGCTTCAAAATGACTCAGCGCCCAAGAAAGAGGAAGAAAAGGAAGACGAGGGTGTTATTGAAGCGGAGGAAATATAGATGGATTTAGTTGAAGTAAAAGCAAGAGACTTGCCGGACGCATGGTTTCAGTGTGTGTATGGGATTTTAGACCGTGGCCATAAATACACTATTGACCACGGTAGTTACGTAGGCCAACAACGCCTGGAGTTTGATTACATCACGATACATGTAAAATACCCAGGTGTTAGGCCGCTTATTCCCGATATTCCTGCTTCACTTGGTATACCAAACCCCGTGGCAGATGGTTATATAGAGGAATATTTACCATATCTTATGACAAACATGAAGCAACCAAACGAGGATTATACTTACGGAGAACGCCTCGCCGGTTGGCAATATTATACGCACGAAATAATGTCTCCGAAAATGGTCAACCAGATTGATGAAGTTATTGATATGTATAAAACAAAAGGATATGGCACTAACCAGGCAGCTATGTCTATATCAGCACCATCTGATATTTTGCTTGGCGACCCTCCATGTCTGAGGCATATTGATACTAGAATTAGCAACGGCAAACTTCATTTCTTTGTTTATTTCAGGTCATGGGATCTCTATAATGGATTGCCCGCCAATTTAGGGGGCTTACAACTACTCAAGGAATACATGGCTAGTGAAATAGGCGTGGATGATGGTGAGTTGGTGGCCGCCACTAAAGGCCTACATTTATATGACTACGCCTGGGAACTGGCCAAAATAAGGACAATGAGGTCAGAGTAATGCCAAACATATATATTACCAGAACATCTGATGGAGAGCAAATAGAGTACTCCTTGGGGGAGTATCTAAGCTACCTCGACAATAAAATAACACGCTTAGAGCTTTTTCTTATGTTCCATTTGATGGCCCCAGATGCTGATTTTGCACAGTTGGCCGAGATGTATGAGAAGTTGCCGGAGGTGATGATTGCATCACGAATGAAAGATATAAAAGACTTGTTTAAAGGAGACGATGATGGAAATAAAGGGGATTAAATATATTTCTCCGTTGTTAGACGGATCAGGATACGGCGAGGCATCGCGTGGCTATGTAATGGCTCTTCATCAGATGGGCATACCAATTACGTGTGCGCCCGTATCTTTTGAAGAGATCAGACCGGTCAATGAGAAGTACGGCGAGACGCTGTCTAGTCTTATAAACAAGGACATTGATTATAATATAGTCATTAACCACAACACACCACACCACTTTGAAGCAAAGAAAGAGGTTGATAAGGTTAATATTGGGTACACTGTGTGGGAAACCACTAAGCTGCCTCCAGACTGGGTAGAGATGATGAACAAGATGGATATGATTCTCACCTGCTGTGACTGGAACTCTGATGTATACAAGGAAAGCGGTATAAAGGTACCAGTTGGTGTGGTTCCTCACGGCATAGATATGGCCGAGTTCGATGGCATTAAGCCGTACGACATTAAAGGTGTGGATGATGATACTTTTGTATTCTATAGTATATTTCAGTTCATGGAAAGAAAGAATCCTACCTCAATGCTGAGAGCATACTGGCACGCTTTCCAGAGCAATGAGAACGTAGCGTTAGTTATGAAAACATATAGAACTAACTACTCTGACAAGGACAAAGACATTGTCAGGCAGACGATTAAAAGACTGAAGCAGGTCATGCCTATGCCAAATCCACATGCCAAGGTCTATCTAATTCTTGATCTTTTAACGAGGAACGAGATTTTGGGCCTACACGCAAGAGGAGACTGTTTTGTATCTCTGGATAGGGGCGAAGGTTTTGGTCTTTCTGGTTTTACGGCAGGTGCCTGCAGTAAGCCCATCATAGTGACGGGATTCGGCGGCGCTTTGGAATACGCAAAGCCCGACAATAGCTACCTAGTCGATTACACACTACAGCCGGTATTTGGTATGATATGGGGCCCTTGGTATACGGGTGACCAGCTATGGGCTTCTGCAGACGTACACCACGCCTCGCAACTTATGAGACAGGTGTATGAGAATCCAGATGAGGCGCAGGAAAAAGCAGGTAGAATGAAAAGATACATCGGAAATAACTTTACCTGGGAAAAAGTTGGCAAGAAGATGTTGAAGGAGATTAAATCTCTATGAAGATAACGCTTAATCTAGGAAGCGGAGAGCGCGCATATAGAAAATATCCAGCACAGAACAGGTGTTTTAACGTAGACGTGAGGAAAGGTCTGCCTAAACAGGATGTTCGTGCAGATCTTAGTAAGCCACTGCCTTTCAAACCAGAGAGCGTGGATTACATTCTGGCGAGCGATGTCATAGAGCATTTTCCGCCGGGCGATAAACACGCTTCTAAGACAAAGAGACTTATTAAGGAATGGTCAAGTGTGTTGAAGAAGGGCGGAACAATCGAGTTTCGTATGCCTAATCTTGCTTACATATGTCAACAGTATGTAAATAGGAAGAAAGACCCAGCACACACAGCCACAATCTCTTGGCTTCTTTTTGGCGGCCAAGATTACGCACAGAACTTTCACTATGTAGGATTTGACAGAGCATGGTTCTCTAAAATTTGTGCTGATTGCGGGCTAAAAGAAATTGACTACAAAGAAATAGGCAGCAACTTTGAGATGAAAGTGAGGAAACTATAATGGCGAATATTATACTCAGACCCATATACAATCGCCCCGAAATGCTTTATCTATCTCTAGAATACGAAAAAGCTGCTAGGGATTATTATTCTTTACCAGGACAGTTCATAACACTCTTTCTAGTAGAAGCAGGTACCCCACAAGAGGTACTCAATCTATTACAGAAATATCCTTATGAAAGTGTCTTTGAGTTTAGACCACAGCGCTACGGATTGACTGTTAACATACTGGAAGGTATGGCCAAAGCGTTTAAGATGACAGATGATTATGTGGTTTATATAGAGGATGACATCTTGATTCATAAGACGTATTTTAAATATATGGATCTTCTTATGAATATGCCGGAAGCGAAGGGCAAGTATTCAATTTTATCACCATTTACTAAAGAAGATGTAGACAGCAAAGTTTCGGAGGTTTATCAAGGACATCATTATGCCGCTTTAGCGCCTCTTATACCTAAGGAGTTCTACTATAAATATATAGCACCGCATTCTATCATGGATTATTATAAAAATGAACCAGGTTTTATTGTTGCAATGGACAAGCACTATAAGGAAAAGGGCTACCAGGAAAAAGGTTACAAATATGATCCGGACAAGCCTATGCATTGGCAGCAAGCGGGGCTCATAAATCGTTTAACTTCAGTGGCCATGATTGAAGAAGATAAATGGATTATAAATCCGTATGTAAATCGTCAAATCCACATTGGGTTTGTTGGTATAAATAGGCCCGGTGGTGTGATTCCTGGTCAGGACTTTGATGAGAGAATAGAGAATCTGAGGGAAATAATAAAAGATGCCAACAAAATGTATGAGCTCACTGCTGCGAAGCAATATAATGACTATAAATCTTTTTCACCACTTTTAGAAGAGTGGGATGGTACATTGAAACTATCAGGAAAGAAAAATGCCTAGAAGACTAACATATGGGTTTGTAAGAGATCAGTTTAAGAAGGAGGGTTATACCCTTTTGACAGACGAGTATAAAAACTGCGAGTCTGTGTTGAAGTACGTCTGCCCAAAAGGCCACAAAAGTAGTACAAATTGGCATAGGTGGAAGAGGGGTCAGAGGTGCCGTTACTGTGGTTATAAAAAAGCAGCACCAAAAATGTCGCTAGGTATAGAAACAGTTAGAAGTGCGTTTAGTTCTGAGGGTTATATGTTGTTGAATACCGAATATAAAAACAACACACAAAAACTTAGATATATATGTTCCGAAGGGCACGAATATAGAATTAGTTGGGTTTCTTGGAAGAACGGCGCCCGCTGCGCTGTATGCTCAGGCACAGCAAAACATAGTATAGAGTTTGTCAGGCGAAGTTTTGGGAAAGAGGGATGTAAACTACTTTCTAAGACCTATAAAAATAACAAAACAAAATTATATTATATTTGTAGCAACGGACATACAGCATCTACTACGTGGAATGATTGGGTTAGGGGTTTTAGATGTAGGGCATGTTGGTTTGAGCGTAGTAGTGGCTCGACACACCACAATTGGAAGGGTGGCATTACTTGTGAGCCTTACTGTGATATTTGGTTGGACAAAGAGTACAAAGAAAGTATTAAGGACAGAGATGGCCATAAATGCTTGAACCCCGATTGCCGTAATAATTATAAAACTTTGAATATACACCACATTGATTATAACAAGAAAAGTTGTGGACCGGAAAACTTGATAACACTTTGTACTTCTTGCAACGCCAGAGCAAATTTTGATAGGAGATGGCACAAGGCTTGGTACAGAGCAATATTACACCGGAGGTATGGTTACAATTATGGCTAAACTTCTTTTTTGCCACGGAGAGGGAATAGGAAACATCATCCAGTGTATTCCAGTAATTAGAACACTTACTGAGGTTCTCGGCCACAAGGTCGACTTCTGGCACGCGCATGGTAGCTACGGAATAAAAGACAGGCTTATTCCGTATGTCGGCAAGTGGGTGGTTGGTCAGAACATCAACAAACTGGATATGTTTTCGTACGACGGTTACGTGTCTACTATGTGGACACAGAATATAGTCGGTCAGGGTCCATTCGCACGCATGGCACTTCTTAACAAGATCCAGCCGCTGAGCGTGGATCGCAGCGAAGTGGACACCTATATGGACATCGCTAGAGACCTCGGTGTCAAGGAAGAGAATATTCTTTGGCACGGCATCTGTGCATATGGAAAGACAGAAGAAAAATTTGACATTGTCATGCACAATGGTTATAATAGGTATGGAAGCGCAAATTGGTCGGTGAAAAGCTACACTCACTACGAAAAAGTTGTTGAATATTTAGAGGGTGTCAAAGTTTGTTCCATCGGCGCCAAAGAAGAATATATTGAAGGCACTGAAGATAGAACAGGTCTTAGCCTGCAGGAAAGTCTAGGTCTTATCAAGAATGCTAGGCTTTTCGTCGGAAACGACTCCGGAATGTATCACGCATCTAATGCCCTGGAAACAGACAATATTGTAATATTTACGGCTACTTCTATTAAGAAGAATTATGACGAACGTTTCCACAAGTATTCAACCATTATTACCAGAGACGATCTGGAATGTAGACCTTGTCAGAAAACAAGACGCTGGCAAAAGGATTGTAAGGATTGGCAGTGTAGAGATATCGACCCTGAGGTTGTCCTACACGGTATAAAACAAATTATTATGGCGCGGTTTATGTCCGAAGCAAGCGAGGTGTATTGTAATGAACCTATTGATGCTCCGAGGGGAAGTACCGAGGGATAGAAATCCACAGGAAATCGTATTTGATAGGCTTGAAGAATGTGATGACATGTGGACTCATTTATTTTATTCTATGGCAAACGAAGAAGATAAGTGTGAGTTGTGGTATTGGGGAGGCGATAGAGAACATAGGTTCGCACACAACTTTGTGGAAAGGTGGGTACCATCTTTTACCACCTACCAACCAAATTTTTGCCCAGATGTTATATTTTGCCGAGGAGGATTTCCTGAGTACCATGAGGTGCTGCATAGATTTCCATTTGCCATTAAGATTTATTACGGTGCCGGCAGAAGATTTTTGCCTCAACCCGGGTATTTCGATTACGATATAATATTACAGGATTCACACGAACAGGTAGAAATTTGTAAAGAAAAGTTTCCAAAACCACTAACAACTTTGTTTATAAAGCCGGCAGCAGACAATATCTTTTATCCGATGTCAGAAGTCGAAAAGGAATATGACGTGTGTTTTCCGGCCAACGGCGCACAACACTTTAAAGGCCACGATTTTGTATACCCGACTGTTCCAAAGGACATCAAACTTTTGAATTTAGGCAACAACCCTAAGAAATTTAAGTACCCTGATAATGTTACTTCTTATAGGGTACTAAGGCCAAAAATGGCAGAAAACATTGCCAAATGTAAAGTTGGTATAATGGCGTCTAGAGCTGAAATAGACTCTTGCCCAAGGGTTATACCGGAAATGTTGGCATGCAATGTTCCAGTGGTAGCATTGAGCCGTGTAAAGTTTTGGCGCAGTAAATATATTGTCAGCCCAGTAGATTCTTCGTCTCCATTTTCCACTGGCGAGTTAGCAACAGAAGAAAATTTTTGGGACAAGGTTCGGTTTGTACTAGAGAATTTAGACATGTACGAGCCTAGAAAATATTACGAAAATCATCTGTCGCTAAAACACGCGGCAAAGTTTATAAGGGATAAAGTAGATGAAATTAATGTTCAACAGCTTAGTAAGCGGTCTAGGAAATAACGGCGGCTCGAGGACCATTCTCAAGAGTGTAGAGGTTTTACGTTCTTTGGGCCACGATTGTGAGATAGCTGCCAGCATAGACAATTTCAATTGGTTTGAGCACAGGCCGGTTGTCAATGGTATTTATGAGGACACCGAAGCACTGATCGCTGTAGCGTGCTCGGACGCAGCACAGACACTGCAGATACCGGTACCAAAGAGGGCCTGGTATATTAGAGCACACGAGAACTGGTCAATGTCTGATCAAGACCTGGGTTATCTCTATAGAGATCCACGTATGCTAAACATCGTAAATGCTAAAGGATTGCAGCATAAACTGAAAGAAGAATTTCATGCAGATTCTGTAGTAGTTTACCAAGGCCTGGATTTTGATTGGTGGCAAGACAGGAAACTTAGAAGAGATAAGAAGATAAGGATTGGTTGTTTACATACCGCACAACCTAGAAAAAGATGGAAAGATTTTGTAGAACTTTCAAAAATTTTAGGCCGCGACGACTATGAATATGTGGGTATGGGCAATTCAACGCCGGCCGACACGAGTTTTCTAACAGAGTTTGTTGAGAATGCGAATGTGGAGCAGCTAAATCAGCTCTATAGTCGCTGTCATATATGGTTCGCGCCTACGGATAGTGAGGGTCTACATAATCCTCCTATGGAGGCAGCTCTATGCGGTTGTTTGGTGGTCTGTAGTGATCACCAATTGAACGGCATGATTTTAGATTATGCGTTCAACAATGAGACGGCGATGATTTATAAGTTCGGAGATATAGAACATGCGGCACAAAAGATAAAGAATCCGAGTTGGAATTTGATACCGGCTATGAGGAAATGTTTAAAGACAGAGATTGGCAGTCGAGAGGACAACATGAAACGTCTGGTTGGCCATCTGGAGGCACTATGATTATAACAAATTCTACACCAGATGAATTTTATTTCGAACAGCTTCTGGCTTTCATAACCTCCCTGAAGATAAATTCACCAGAGCACACGATAAGGGTTTTTCTAGCAAATTACCCTGATAGTTTGTGGGAAAAACTACAGACATCTTTTGATAATTGTATTTTTGAAAGCTGGGAACTAGAACAAACCCCTGGTGATAAACGAGGTTTTGCGCTAATAATGTTTAGAGTAGCCATATTAAGAGACTGTTTAGAATCGTATGGGGAGTCTGTGGCTTGGATAGATACAGACGTTTTAGTTCGCAAAAACCTATCGGAGTTTCTAGAAGTCGGTTCGAAACAACTAAAGATTCTAGTCAGGCAAACGAACTACGCAAACCAGTTTGATGCTGCAGTAAATGCAGGGGTATTTAATCTTGGCTGTTCTCCGGAAACATATGATTTTGTTGATGACTGGTATAAAGGCTGCGAAGCTAACCCTGTTTGGGGCCAGGGCCAGGTGGCCATGTGGAGCGCCTATAAGAAACACTCTAAAAACGTAGAGTTAGTACCAATGCACCTTAAGTTTAACGATCTTGGAGATAGAAACAACCCGAATATGTTTGCTGATGATTCAGTTATGTGGCATTGTAAAGCGAACCATTTCGATAATGAAAAGTTTCAGAGCGAGTTTCAATACTATCTTAAGAAAGGCAAGGAAATATTAAATGGCTAAAGTATTTTTGGATGCTGGAGCACACGATGGATGCTCGGCCAGACATTTTAGAAAAGAGTACGACAAAGAATCAGAATATTTTATATACAGTTTCGAGGCTGATCCATATTTTTCCAAATACTTTGGCGATTTAGATAAGCAGGTGTTTATTAATTGTGCGGTTTGGGTTGAAGATGGCGAACTTAGTTTTTATAAAAGCTCAGCAGCTCTTAGAGATGGCGGAACACTAGTCAAGTCTAAGCGTACTGGAATGTTGGACAAAGACCATCCAGCCAAAGTAACTGCTATAGATTTTTCTAAATGGGTCAAAGATAATTTATCCAAAGACGATTATATAATCCTGAAGATGGACATAGAGGGCGCAGAGTATAGTGTGTTGCCTAAGATGTTTACCGACGGATCTTTTGCTTATGTGGATGAGCTTTGGATAGAGTGGCATTACAAAAAAATAAACTTACCGAAGAGCGAGCACGATGTTGTTGCTTCACAGATAAAAATCCCTACAAAACCTTGGTGCGCTCTTAAATGGTGTGTGCTGAGGGGAGATAAAAATGCCAAGTAGAAGATATAAATTTTCACGATACGCTATGTATACAGACATAGAAAAGTTTTTTAAAACCAACAAGTTGTCAGTAGGCAGATGCTTATTAGTCGGCGATTCTATAAAAGGCAAGGGCGACGATACTATAAAAATAAAGAACACTGCTCTCATAGATATGTTGCCAAAGGGCTGCAAAATTGTAGCACCCACATATCCAGAAGTTGATATACAAAAAATGCCTTATGACGATAATAGCTTTGATTATGTAATGGCCGACCAGGTGTTGGAGCACGTAAGAAAACCATGGGTAGGTGTCGAAGAGGTCAGACGTGTTTTAAGACCAGGTGGCATAGCGGTTCTTACTTCGGCTCTTATATTTTACATGCACGGAGTCCCGCAGGACTATTGGAGGTTTACTCCTGACGGTCTAAAAGTTTTGTGTGAAAACTTTTCAAAGATACATAAATATGGGGGCACCGGAGACATTAATTTTGTTTTAGACGTATTACATGGTAGGGGAGGCGCAAAAGTTGTGCCTGGGTCCTCTTTAGAGAAGAAGGCAGTGGCCTGTGATGGAAAAAATCTAGTGTCGGTTTGGATTATAGCGGAGAAATAATATGGAGAATGGTATTGTGTATATAGCGTTTGGTAATAAATGTATAAAAGAATTAAGATATTCAGTCAAAACAATCAGGCTGACAAACCCAAATTTACATATAACTCTTTTTACGGACAAAGATCCTTCTTTGGACCAGATTGATAATGTAAAAATAATTTCTACACATAGCACCAGACTTAAACAGGAGTATTTGTGGGAGTCACCTTACGAAAACACGCTTTACATGGATAGTGATACAGGTGTGGTTGGTGACATCGAGTGTTTGTTTGGTCTAATGGATAGGTTTGACATTGCAGCAACACAAGATCTAATTAGAAAAGATCCTAAAAAGAGTAAACCTTACCCAGACTACGCAAACATACCTGATGGGTTTCCTGAGTATGCTGGTGGCGTTATATTGTTTAGGAAGTCCCACTCAGTGAAGAAATTTTTTGATATTTGGCACAAAAATTTTGCCAACTGGTATAAACTTACAGGTATTGTCAAAGATCAACCATCTTTTAGGGTGTCGCTTTGGCAGTGCTCCGAACTACAGATTCATACACTACCTCCAGAGTTTAATATTAGAACAAAAAAATATAACAATATCACACCGAGAGTCTTCCATTTCCATGGCATGACAGACGTAAAGCTGAAAAAGGAGCGTAATGAATGGACATCGATGTTCTAATAAATAGCTGCGCACGTCCGGACATACTTGAAGTTTCTATTAATACTTTCATGGATAGGATAGAGAGCCGGCATAATTTTAGGTATGTTATTCTAGAGGACAAAGTAGATAACGATAAACGTCAGGTAGCGGGAAAGAAATGGATTGAAAATCATAAAGATTGGTTCGACGAGATAATCTTCAGTGAAAGCAGGATGGGACCGGGATGCTTCTTTGGCCCCGTGGTCTCTTTGTGTAGGTCGGACTATTTTTTTCATTTAGAAGATGATAATAGATTTATAGAGAATGTGGGTATCGACCCGTTATTTGATATTTTAAGCAACAATGACAATATTGTAGAAATAATGATGAGTAGGGGTCCGATTAATCCTGTCAATAAACCAAGAAAGACAGAGATTGATGGTATTAGGCTTACAGAATCTAATCTATTTTCGGTAGCAACTGGTATATTTAATACCTCACTGGTGAGGCAGCTTGTAGATACTATAGGTTGGGACAGGCCACTGCACGAAGCTAAGGTACTAACACCGGCATCGAAAAAACTAGGCCTGAAAAAATTTGTCCTTGGTCACGATGCGCAACATTACGTACATGTTGGCGAAGAAAAAGGTTACCGAAAGGGAGGTTATAAGAATGTGTAAAAAAGACATTATAGTTTTTGGAGGGGATGGTTTTTGTGGTTGGCCTTTGAGTTTGCGTTTATCAAATGCTGGCTATAATGTCACAATAGTAGATAGTTTGGTTCGGAGAAAAACAGACATCGAGTTAGAGTGTGAGTCTCTAACGCCAATAGCACCGCTTGGTGTCCGAATAAAGGCTTGGAACGAACTTACCGGTAGAACTATCAAACACGTGTGTATAGATACGTCTCTGCATTATCATCGGGTGTTGTCTCTGCTTGATAGTATCAAGCCTAAAGCGGTTGTACACTATGCCGAGCAGCGCGCAGCACCGTATTCCATGAAGTCCTCTTATCACAAGCGGTATACGGTTAACAATAATATCAATGCCACACACAATATTCTTTGTGCTATTGTGGAATCTGGTCAAGATATACATCTAGTTCATCTAGGTACGACGGGCGTGTACGGTTATGGTACAGCAGGGATGGCCATACCAGAAGGATATCTAACCGTTAAAGTGGATACCGACGAAGGTGAAAAAGAGCTGGAAATCATGTATCCAGCCAGTCCCGGCAGCGTATACCACCTGACAAAGACTATGGATGCTTTGGCGTTTTTGTATTATAATAAGAATGACCAGGTTAGAGTCACCGACCTACACCAAGGCATTGTTTGGGGAACAGCTACAGACGAAACCATGATGGACGAGCGGCTGATCAATAGGTTTGATTATGACGGTGACTATGGTACTGTTCTTAATCGTTTTCTTATGCAGGCAGTCGTGGGACATCCATTAACTGTATATGGCCAGGGTGGTCAAACAAGAGCTTTTATTCACATGAAGGACTCCGTTAATTGTGTTAAGTTGGCAATAGAAAACCCTCCCGAGAGAGGTGAGCGTGTCAAAATTTTCAATCAGACGACAGAATGCCATAATATATTGGTGCTGGCCAACAAGATTTGCGAACTCACCGACGCCGAGATTCGATACTATGCGAACCCAAGAAACGAGGCACCAAAAAACGACCTTGCTTTTGTCAACGACAGTTTTTTAGATCTGGGGTTGAATCCAATAACGTTGGATGATGGTTTGTTGGTTGAGGCGATGGAAATAGCGCAGAAGTATGTAGATAGATGTGACAGAGACAAAATTATTGCCACATCCATGTGGGATAAAGGAAAGAAGGTCGATAGAAAGGGCTCTAAAAAACCTAGGAGGTAGTTTATGAATTGGTTGATTACGGGCGGCTGCGGATTCATAGGAACAAATTTAGTAGCACGACTGGTTAAGGAGGGTGATCACTATGTAAGGATCATTGATAATTTGAAGTCCGGCTCAACGGAAAAGTTGGCCCGTGTTTGCAGTTTTGGCATGCCTCCACGCTGCCACGTAGAACACGGACACGTACACCTATTTATAGATGACATAGTAGATGCGGACTTTGCTAAAGAAATTTGTCAGGATGTAGATGTGATAGTACATCTTGCTGCCAACACTGGTGTGCCTGTGTCTGTGGAGTTTCCTGTGGAAGATTGCTTAAATAATGTTTTCGGAACGCTGAACTATTTAGAAGGTGCGAGACATGCTGGTGTTAAGAAGTTTATATTTGCGTCCAGCAGCGCTGTTCCAGGCGACCACGAACCGCCATATCACGAGAAGCTTTTTACAAAACCTATATCGCCATACGGCGCAAGCAAATGTTCTGGAGAAAAATATTGTTATGTATACAACGAAACGTATGGGGTAGATACTGTGGCATTGAGGTTCAGTAATGTTTATGGGCCTATGTCAGAAAATAAATACGCACAGCTTATATCAAAATTTATACAAGCGGCCGTATCTGGAGAAACTTTAGAGATTTATGGAGACGGCTCGCAAACGCGTGATTTTTGTTATGTGGACGATCTTATAGACGCTATCCAGCTTGCTGTAGATATGCCTGTTGGCGGCAATATATTCCAAGTTGCTACGAATGTAGAAACTAGTGTACAAAAAATAACAGATTTGATTATAAAGGGCCTGTCTAAATACGACATAAAAAACATAAAGGTAAAGTATGGAAACGAAAGGCCGGGTGATGTAAAGAGAAACTTTTCTGACACATCTAAGGCACGTAATTTACTTGGTTGGCAAAATAAAGTTTCCATTGAAGAGGGCATAGAGAGAACTATAAAGTGGTATATGGAGGAATTATAGTATGAAACCAACTATTGGTATAATTGGGTTTGGATTTTTAGGTAGAGCAATGACTCACGGCTTCTATCTACATGCTAACGTTAAGATTTACGACAAGTATGATAATTCATATGATTCTTTAGGTGACACAGTAAATTCTACACCTTATATCTTTGTGGGTGTTCCTACACCCATGAATGATGATGGCAGCCAAGACCTTTCTAGTATGGATGATGCCGTAGAAAGTATAGTTCGTGTGGCAAAAGAACGTAAGATTATTGTTTTAAGAAGCACAGCTATCCCAGGAACGACCAGAAGGTATGCTGAAAAATATGATGACCACGATTTTGTTTTTATGCCAGAGTTTCTGACGGAACGTCAGGCCAAATTGGACTTCATAAACTCAGCACGTTTTATATTCGGCGGCGATCGCGGCGTGACGGAGATATTGGAAGAGCTTTTTAGGGTTCGGTTTGTTCACACACCTATTTATCATACTACTTGGGAAGGCGCTGAGGCGGTTAAATATATGTGTAATTGTTTCTTTGCTGTAAAGGTGTCCTTCTTAAACGAGATATATGATGTGTGTGAGAAAATCAATGTTCCTTATGATGATATGAAGAAGATGTTTCTTTCCGATCAACGTATTGGAAACAGCCACGCAGATGTGCCGGGCCACGATGGCCATCGAGGTTATGGGGGCAAGTGTTTGGTGGCAGGAACGAAGCTCATAACAAACACACATGAGTTTGTGAATATTGAAGACGTTTCGCCAGGTATGCTGGTGTTTGATGGGACAAGCTATACCAGAGTAACTGGTTTATCATCTAGACTGGTGGATAGAACAATAAAGATTGTGAGCAACGGAAGAATGTTGGAAGGGTCAGAAGATCACATACACATGATTACTAAAGATTTCGTAGATGTTGAAGAAAAAAAATTGTGCGAGATAACAGATGATAGTTGGTTGTATGTTCCATCAGAAAAAAATACACTTGGTTCGGTAGAAATTGCTATGGGCAAAAGGCCCAACGGTTATGTTAAAGTATGGCATGAATATGTAGGTTTAGATGAGCCTATATGCCGAGTTATTGGTTTGTATTTAGCTGAGGGCTGTTCAAATATATATAATAAAAAAGAAGAGGTTTATTTCAGTTTTGGAAAGCATGAGGAACACTTAGCCAATGAGGTGTGTAATACTTTGTCTAAATATGGATTGAATCCTTACAAACGTCTGCAAGCAACTGACGGCACTTTTGGTAGGTCTGTTTGTTGGATTGTGCGTGTACGATCCATGTGGCTGTATAGATTGTTTGAAAGGTTAAATTTGGGCCATAATGCACATGACAAAAATATAAAATATACAGCCCTAAGTGAACATCTAACGAGGAATATAATTGGTGGTTGGCTCGACGGCGATGGTAGTTACTGTGATGGGACGATAGAATGCCATTCAGAAAGCACCGATTTGATAATGAAAATGGATAGTATACTGTTGGCCAACGGTATAAATCCTAATATTAGCAGGAACGGCAAGAGCATCAGGATTTCTACACGTGCGGCAGTCGAGCGTGTGTGTTCTTGGACCAACAGACTAAATTTTGATGTTTGTAGGTATAAGACAGATACTTTTTATGATTCGCCCAACTGTAAAATCATGCCGACGGGCTGGGCAACAAAAGTAAAGTCTGTAGAGATTATAAATACACCTAAAACAGTTTTCGCCATAGAGACTGAAAGTGGTAAATATGTGGCAAATAATATACTAACACATAATTGTTTTCCAAAAGATGTTAAGGCTTTTTATCATTGGGGCGACGATAACGGTGTTGACTTAGATATGTGCAAAGCAGCAGACAAAGTAAATAATCGTGTTCGAGAAGTCCAAGATTGGTTGGGCATAAAAGGAGCTACGTCTAAAAATGATTACAAAAGTAAATAGTTTCGATAGACAGCATATTCTTGTAGTTGGCGACGTAATGATAGATGAGTATGTCTACGGTAGAATTGATAGGATGTCTCCTGAAGCACCGGTACCGGTAGTTCTGGTGGAGGGTGAGCACTCTGTCCTTGGTGGTGCAGGCAATGTCGTGAACAATCTAGCAGCATTGGGGGCCAAAGTTATGATGGCCGGCGTGATTGGTGATGACACAAATGCCAAGAAACTCATGGGTATGTTGGAAAGAACTGAAAATATTGATGAGTGTTTGGTCACAGATCCCGGCCGCGTCACAACGCGCAAGGCTCGGATAGTGTCTAGAGACCAACAGGTAGTCCGTGTTGATAGAGAGATGACATATGATTTAACTGAGGATATTGAGAGTTATTTCTTAGGCTTGGTAGGTCAGATCGGCCGATTCGACGCCGTCATTATATCTGACTATGGAAAAGGCGTCGTAACTCCTGGTGTTTTTCATTCCATAATGGAGCAGGCAGAGGAAGCCAACGTATTTGTGGCCGTCGATCCAAACGGCACGGATTATTCAAAATATAGAGGCGCAAACATAATCACACCGAACTATCGAGAGGCAGTAGCCGCTTCGGGCTCAGAGAATATCATAGATGCCGCAGAAATTATAATGGAACAAGCCGAGTTGCCACAGCTTCTTATAACCAGAGGCAAACACGGTATGGATTTGCACGAACACCGTGATTTCTATCATATTGATACAGAAGCCAAGGAAGTTTTTGATGTATCAGGTGCAGGCGATACGGTTATAGCAGCATTTACACTCGCTGTATCGGCCGGATATACAATGAAAGAAGCAGCTTATATATCTAATGTAGCTGCAGGGATTGTGGTTGGCAAAATGGGCACAGCCACGGTATCACTGGTAGAGTTAGAGGAGGAACTAAATAATAAGGTGGTGAGATAACTTGGGATAATAAATTGCGGAGAAGATATGGTACCTCACGGAGAAAGTTTTCTAAAAAGTTTAATTTGGAGAGTCACTGGTATAATTTGGCTGGCGGTACTAACATATTTAATCACTAAAGATAAGGTGGCTGTGGCAGGAATAACCATAGGCCATCATACGACTTGTGTCTTGACATATTTTCTACATGAAAGATTATGGACCAAGATCAAATGGGCTCTAGGCAAGAAAAGGCGGAGCATACTGAAGTCGTTTACGTACGAAATTATAACATGTCATATCATGTTGGGTTTGATGGCGTGGCTTTTCACGCACCAGATAAAAACAATGGCAATAATACCAGTGATTTATTTGAATTCACGAATTATTATGTATTATTTTTATGAAAGAATATGGGGAAAATGGTTTAATCACAACTAAGGTGGTGAGATTTATGGCAAATTACATTGATTTCGAAGAACAATCTAAAAAGATCAAGATGATCGCTCTTGAAATAGACGGTGTAATCACAGAAGGGTTGGTGTGTATCACAGACATGCCATCCGTGGCCTTCAAGCAGTATAACTTGAAAGATTTTGAGGCCATAGATGAACTAAAGAACACATTTAAGGTCGTTGTTGTGTCTTCAGATTGGGCAGTCAATAAGAATCTCTGTGCTTCCAGACACATACCTTTCTTTTGTATGAAAACCAAGAAAGAGGCACTGTCCAAAGCTATGATCAAGTACGGTGTTACACCTGAGGAAGTGGTGTATGTGGGCCATTCTTTTTCAGATATAGACAATTGTAGAATGATTCCTTTTTCTTTGTGTCCGTCCGACGCCGTCAGCGATATCAAAAATTGTTGTCATGTGCTGGAATCCTTTGCAGGATATGGTGTAATGGCAGAGATTTATGATCTTTTAAAAAATGAAATAATTAGAAGAAAAAAGCTTGACAAATCCTAAAAAAGTATTATAATATAGATAATGAGCAATAGGAATGTTTGGATAAAAGAGCCGTATGTTTTCGGTGCCACTACCAGTGGCGTAAACATTTATAGCTCTGCTTCTGGAAGCCAGGTGGCAGAAGTAGTATACCCAACCGGTGTGAACTCTGTCTGGGCTGATGAAGACTATCTTTATATAGCGACTTTAGACTCTGGAATTCTGAGGTTACCGACTTCCAGTGTATCTGGGAATTTTAATCTAACCTCTTATATAATAGGGTACAAGAGCTATCCAAATTTGACATCTAACAATGTCGGTTACCTTCACGGAGCCGGCGATTTCTTGTGTGCCACAACGGCCTCAGGAGTTGATCACTTCAATATAGTTAGTGGGACGAGGATTTACACTACCTCCGTTTCAAATCCAACAAAATGTGCTCAATCATCGAGCGGAGAATTTTACTACGTAGACAGTAACTTAAAGGCGGTTTATGATTATGAACATGACTGGACAACACCTGACTACACTTATGAGAAGGGCGATATCATCCCCGGCGGTGTGTCCATTAATGACCTAGCCATCGTAGAAGGCGACAAAAATCTATTGCTCATTGCCACTACGAACGGCGCAGTAGTTATTGAGGAAAACAAAAATGACGAAGAAAATTCAAGATATAGATACTATTTTCGAGCAACTTCGTAGAGAAACACCTTGGTACGAAAAAGTATACTACTGGTGTTATCGTCAGGTTGATAACGTCCGGTACTTTTTCAGGGTAAAACTACCCTGTTTCTTTGTTCGCGGCAAGAATGGTTATTCTTATATGGACACTTGGAGTTTCGACGGCTACCTCTGCGATGTTATTGTCGGCGGCGTAAAGATGTTGAAGAAAAATTTACACGGAGCACCAGCAGAGCTCTTTGATGAGAACGCAGAGAACCCTACCTGGAAGTGGGAAGAGATCTTGGATAAAATCATCGAGGGTTTTGAGGCCGGTAGAGCACTAATAGATGGCGACTTTATGGAGTTAGGCGATACACCAGAGGAGTGGAAGCCGAGAGAAGAAGCACTAAGAAGAAAATTTAACCTAGGCATGCGGTTGTTTAGAAGGTATTTTTTCGCACTATGGGACTAAGACTATGAAATGGCACGAAATCGAGAAGGACGGAGACCCTGTCCAGTTTAATGGTGAAGAGAATAGCTGGGCAGGATCAGACGAAGTTTATTTAGTGGTGTTGGAAAACAAATGGGTCACCATGTCCTATTTCTTTGTAGATTCTTTTGGACATTGGTGGTCTTCTCAGTTCGAACCGTATGATAAATATTATACAGGAATGGTAACGCATTGGGCCAAGCCTCCGAAGCTACCTAAGGTGGAGACAGGGAATGATAATTAAAAGAGAATCACGGACAGGCGCAAATGATTTGCAAACCATCTATCGGCCATGTAAGGTAGATGAAATTGTAGGTCAGGAAACAAACAAAAAGCTTATAAGAGGCGGTCTAGAAAACAAGACACTGCCTCATTCACATCTATTTACTGGCCCTCCTGGCTGCGGAAAGACAACAGCTGCGAGGGTTATTGGTTTAGGACTGACATGTATGGAGGGCGTGGGCACAGATCCATGTCTAAAGTGTCCATCCTGTACTTCAATTCTCAACCATAACCACATGGATGTACAAGAAATAAACGTAGGTGCTTATGGAAATAAAGGCGACATCATGAAGATCATCGAAGACCTTCCGACGGCACCATTCATGTCACGCTTCAAGGTTATGATCTTTGACGAAGCACACAAGCTTACTCCGGCATCTCAGGATGCACTTCTTAAAATAATTGAGGATGGTTATGAACACGTCTACTTTATATTCTGCACTGACGAGCCTGAAAAACTCGATCCCGCATTTTATGAGCGCTGTACTAAGATGCATTTCGGGAGAATCTCTATCGCATTGGTTGACGAACTGCTCGAAAATGTTGCGCAGTTTGAAGGAATGGAATATAACAAAGAGGTTCTAAAATATCTTGCGGATGAGTCACAAGGAGTACCAAGAAGATCGTTGGTTTGGCTTAAGGCGATCAACGACTCGAGTGCATGGACGTTGGAAGAAGCAAAAGAAGTCACTGGTGTTATGGTTGATGAGGATAGTGCCGAGGTTATTGAAATATGCAGAGCACTGAATAAATGTGAGTGGAAAAAATCTGTTCAACTGTATGGAAAACTTAAGAAAATTCCGCCAGAAAGCGTGAGGTTGGCAATCGAAGGGTATTTTACAGCGTGCCTAAAGAGATCGCCCACATATGGAAAAGGCAGATTATACTCAGCCATTTTAGATGTAGTAGGCAAACCTATTTATCAGACCGGAAAGACGGCGAATAATAGGATGTATAATTATATGTTTAAGGTGATAGACACCATAAAGAAATTCAACGAAGGAGGTTAGTAGCAATGAACGAAAAGAGTTTATCAGAGTACCCTAAGTATACTAAAACAGACATATTTTGTACCGAGGAAGGACTATTTAGGGATGTGGACATTGGTAACTTGTTCCTTATTGGCACAGATTTGTATATTCGAATGAACTACCCCGCAAAAAGATTGTATCCGAGGAATTGTGTTATCATATCTTCAGAAGACCCAGGTCTTTGTGGTTGCGGTTTGTATTTAGATTCGCACGATGAGGTAGAAATCGTCACGGAGTCCTCTATTAATTTAAGAGGTGTAATGAAGCTATAAGGAGCTATAATGTTAACAGACGGCGTACTCACCTTGCCTAAGCCTAAGTACCAGTATATAACAGACGAGGAATCGGCACGTAAGGCCATGTCTCAAATGGTAAATCACGACGTATTGAGTATGGATACGGAAGGCACCGGCCTAGACCCACATAATTCTAGAGTCTCACTGGTTCAGCTGGGCATACCAAACCAGGCTTTTGTGTTTGATGTTAGACACGACACGCCACACAGCAGCCTGCATATTGATGTATTAAAACCAATTCTCACAGGCAAACAGCTTAAGATTCTCCAGAACGCATCGTACGATATGGAGATGATAAAGGCAAACTTTGGATTTTATGTAGAAAATATCTATGACACAATGATTGTCGAGCAGCTTTTTAATCTAGGGCTGCATGGTAAGTCGAGCCTCGACTACCTAGTTAAGAAGTACCTAGGTTTGGCTATGGACAAGCAGCCCAGAGATACTTTTGCAGATTATTACCAAGAGTTCCAGCCTTATCAGATTGAGTATGCCTCAAACGACGTTGCTGTTCTGCCAGAGATTAGAAACCTACAGCTCCCTAAAATTGTGGAGCATGGTTTTGAAGATGTTTGCCGGTTAGAATTTGAATTTACTAAGCCACTTTGTGAGATGGAACTTAACGGGATGAAGTTGGACGTTCATAAGTGGCGAGCAATAATGGGTGATGCTGAGGTGGAGATGCAGGAGGCGGGCAAAAAGATTGCCAACCTTTTAGCGCACGTTGAAGACCAGACCACATTGTTTGGTGTATCAGTGGTCGATATCAACAGCCCCAAGCAGCTTCTAAGCTCTCTTAAGAAGTATGGATTGCCTTTGGAAAGTACGAGCAATGGCGAGTTGGCCAAGTACAAAGGCATGCCTATAATCGACTCTATACTGGGTTATCGTAAATATGCTAAGCTGGTTTCAACCTACGCAGAACCACTGATAGATAAAATTAATGAGGCAACCGGTAGGTTACACACACAGTTCAAGCAGATGGTAGCCACAGGTAGGATGAGTAGCTCTAGGCCGAACCTACAGAACATACCGAAAAAACAAATGTTTAGAAGTTGTTTTATTGCTCCCGAAGGCTATAAGCTGATCACCGCTGATATGAGTGGTGCGGAGTTGAGGATTTTGGGCAATCTTTCCCAAGACCCTATTTTTGTTGAAAGTTATGCGAGAGGAATCGATTTACATACCAGAACCGCAGCAGAGACTTTTGGTGTTCCGATGGATCAAGTCTTGCCTAAGCAGCGCGATGCCGCCAAAGCACTTAACTTTGGTTTGTGTTACGGACTGTCTAAGTTTGGTTTAGCAAGAAGACTTAAGATCAGTGAGAAGGAAGCTGATGATATTATTAAGAATTATTTTGCACGGTATAAAGGTGTTAAAAAGTTCTTAGACCAGTCAGCCAGAGATGCTGTTTACAAAAGATACAGTAAAACAGTTAGCGGCAGAAAAAGATTTTACAGAATGCCATCTTACACTGATCCAAATTTCAAGACTATAAAACGTAGTATCGAGCGCCAGGCCAAAAACGCTGGTATCCAAGGTGCCAACGCTGATACTATTAAACAGTCTATGATTTATTTGGTTGAACGGCTGTCTGGTTATAACGCACGGCTGATTTCTACTGTACACGATGAGGTGATTGTAGAAGTTCGTGAAGATCAGGTTAAAGAAGTTTCAGAGATTACTGTAAATGCATTGAAAGATGGTTTTGGTAGATACTTTAGTCTCATTCCGATGGAATCAGACGCTTTAGTGGGAGACTGTTGGCTCAAAGACGCTTGCGGGCGCAGAGTCAATGGCGATAAGAAATGTGGCGGAACGGAAATGGCAGCTGTTCCTACTGATGATAAGTATGGGACGAAGGTCGTTTGCAAGAAGTGCGGAGGAGACATATGAACGACATAAAGGTGTTGTTTAGGAAAATGAGTAAGGATGCGAGGACACCAGCGTACAGTCACAATGACGACTCTGGGGCAGACCTATTCTCTATAGAAGACTTTACTATTAAACCAGGAGAGATAAGGCTAACCCATACAGGTATTAGTATGGAATTTTCTAAAGGTGTAGACGCGCAGATTAGACCAAGAAGTGGCCTGGCTCTTAAGAAAGGCCTTACAGTTGTTAACACGCCTGGAACGATTGATTCAGGCTATAGAGGAGAGATTTGTGTGGCTCTGATAAACTTAGGTAAAGAAGAAGTTCAGATATTTAAAGGTGATAGAATAGCGCAGATTATTTTCACACCGGTTTACAAAGCACACTTTATAGAAATGCTGGAATTGAGCGGAGATACTGATAGAGGCACAGGTGGCTTTGGTCACACTGGATAAACAAACCGGAGGTTATATAGATGGGCAAATTTTCAAAAAATGCCTTGCAGATACTCGAAGAGAGATATTTTTTAAGAGATATTCGAGGCAATCATATAGAAAAAACGCCGGAGGAATTATTCCGGCGTGTCGCAAATTTTATAGCTAGAGCAGAATATAATTATGATAAAGGAGATTATGAAAAATATAAAGAACTTTTTTATGAATGTATGATAAACCAAGAATTTATGCCAGCATCGCCTATTTTGTTTAACGCTGGCACCGAATTTCCGATGTTGTCTTCTTGCTTTGCCTTACCAATAAAGGATAGCATGGAGTCTATTCTTAAAACTTTTTGTGATAGTGCTATGATTTTTAAGTACGGAGGCGGGGTCGGGTGGAATTTTTCTAATCTAAGAGAAGAGAATGCTCGGCTGTCAACGGGTGGATTTAGCTCTGGCGTTTGTTCCTTTATAACTTTATTCGACCAGATGATAGAAACAATAAAACAGGGCGGAAAAAGGCGTGGAGCAGGAGCAGCCATTCTTGATATAGAGCATCCAGATGTAGAAAAATTTATTAATATGAAGAGAAACAACGATAAATGGTCTAATATAAATATTTCTGTGGTTTGTACGGACGATTTTATGAGTAAGCTTTTCTCTGACGATCCTAGGTCTATTGAATTGTGGGAAGCTGTTTCCGAATCAAACTGGAGAGCAGGCGACCCGAATATAGTGTTCATAGACACCATGAATAAGTTTAATACGTTGCCTAAGTATCCTATAGACTCAGTAAACCCATGCCATGAAATATGCATGTCGCCGTATGAAAGTTGTAATTTATCTGGTATAAATTTAGATAAAATATTGAAGGGACCAAAAAACAAGAAAAAAGTTGATTGGGACAAACTCGAATATTTAATACATATAGGCCACCGATTTCTTGACAACAATATTGACATGTGTATGTACCCTATACCAGAAATCAGAGAGTTTGCATTAAGAACTAGGCGGCAAGGTTTGTATTTTTTCGGCCTGGCACCATTTCTTATAAAGCTAGGCCTGCGTTATGGCTCGCAGGAAAGTATAGATATGATTGATAATTTGTTTTGTTTTATTAATCGAGTGTCTTTAGAGAGTTGTATAAATTTGGGCGAAGAGCGCGGTAACTTTCAGGATTTTGACGATTCTTCATTTAAGGGGAAATACAAATATATGCGCTGCTCTAACAGATTGACTATAGCACCTAGTGGGTCTACATCTCGAATATCCGACTCTTATTTTTCTATAGAGCCGTATTACGCTTTTGAATATGAATCTAAAATTATAGATAAGGTTATAAAAGATTCTTTTAGTATTAAAGATGAGTATAAAGACATCTATCCTAGGGCTCTGGTAACGGCGCATGAAATAAAACCAGAAGAGCATTTGAGAGTCATGGCAACTGTTGGTAAGTGGATAGATCAATCAATTTCTAAGACGATTAATTTACCACACTCAGCAACAGTCGAGGATGTATCAAAAATTTTAAAGCTGGCATACAAATTTGGGTTAAAAGCAATAGCGATTTATAGAGACGGTTGTAAGAATCAACAGGTTTTAAACAAACCTGTTGAAAAAAAGGGCAGAAAGTATGACATCAGTAAGGAAATATTAGAAGACTTGTATACTAACCAAAGATTGCCGCAGCATAAAGTGGCAAAAAAATTGGGAGTTTCACAAGCACTTGTCGCCCTGCGGATGAAAGAGTATGGTATTCCTGTACGCGAAGGTAAAGGAAAAAATATAAGATTTGTACCAGATATAGAAACGATAAGGTTTTTACATAATAAAGGTATGACTTATGAGGAGATTGGAAATATTTTTGGTTGTCACGAAAACACAATCTATGATATAGTTAAATTTGAAGGAGAAGAGTTGATTAAATTGGATAGAAGCATTCCCATAAGTCCTTTGTTGTTAGAACTTATAGAAGGTGAGTTGTTAGGTGATGGCTCCATTAATAAAGTTAACGGCGGACACTTAGGTTGTTATACGCACGCTTCAAAATATTATGAATATGTGTGTTGGCTGGATAGAGTATTTTCTTCAGAGGGATTAGTGAGGTCTGGAAATATTGACGAGTATAAACACCGAGAAAACAGCGCCATCTACTATAGATACAAATCAATTTCGTGCGTTGAGTTGGGTGTTTTGTATAAAAAATGGTATCCCAATGGTAAGAAGACGGTACCAGAAGACTTAGAGTTTACACCAACCATTCTAAGGCAGTGGTTTGTAGGAGATGGCTCAGTAAAAAAAGATGGAACAAACGTAAGATTTCATGTAGATGGTTTCGATAAAAAATCTGTAGAAAAATTACGTTCGTGTTTTGAGAAAATTGGCGTTGAAACCACTTTACAAGATAAGGACAGAACAATATATGTTAGAAAAGTATCGATACCTAATCTTTTGGAGTTTATGGATAAATCTTTTTATGTAGATGTTCCTTGTTATGATTATAAGTTTGATAGACTCGTGGAACCGATTCAATGTAAGGGAGGATCGTGCGAAATATAGTTGACATATGTGAAAAATGTATTATGTTTTTAGGAAAGGCAGGTGTATTATGGGAAAAGTGATTTGTGGTATTTGTTTGAACCAAACAGGCGGCTTTTGTAGTTTTAAGAAGACCAAAGTAAAGCTGAAGAAAAGACGTGTCTGTGACAAGTTCAAGAAGGATGTGGAAAAAGTTGGTTTTAAGCAGCCTATTCCCACTACTCGCAGGCCCGATTGGTTCTGGATGAGTAAGAAGGAGCGCAAAGAACTACTTCAAAGCATGTTAGCTGAGGCGCAAAAAAAGGCAGCACAAAATCAAGTTGCACCAGTGAGTACAGGTCACCCTCTTACGGGAGATCTAAGCCGCTTTACCACTACGGCTACAAAAGAAGACGAAGGAGACAAGTAATGATGGGTGAAATTACTGTTAAGTGTCTACGTTGTGGCAAGATGCATGGATTGGCTATGTACAACACCAAAGTACTTGGTCCTGTTATTGAAGTATGGTGTCCTTTTTGTAAGAAAAACATTCAAAAAAACCTTACCAAGTTCGCCGAACAGCAAATTAATACTTACAGCCTTGGAAGATTTGAGAAGTTCAAAGCAATAAGGACTCTTTCACGAGAGATAATAGAGGGACTCGAGTAATGGAAACTTTACCATCTTATGACTATGAAAACAAGCTTAAGGCTGATGGGTACTCTTATATCGCAGGCGTCGACGAGGCAGGCCGAGGCCCCGGCGCAGGCCCTGTAGTCGCTGCCGCTGTGAGGGTGCCAGATGCTTCCTTGTCCACGCTTGAAGGAAAAGTCAAAGACTCAAAGAAGATGACTCCTCGCCGCCGAGAATCTATGCGTGAGGTTATTATAAATACCTGTGATTACGGCATCGGCGTTATCGATAACAAAATTATAGATGAAATTAATATATTAGAGGCAACTAAGATAGCTATGCGTAAGGCTATTGCCGGCTTGGAGTATGTAGATCATGTTCTTATAGATGGTAACGTAAAGATTAAAAAATTACACCTACCACAGCAACAAATTATTAAGGGTGATAATATTTCCATCTCTATTGCAGCAGCCAGTATTTTAGCCAAGACTACGCGCGACGAGCTTATGGCGGAGTTGCACTATGTTTTACCAGTTTATAACTGGATAAAAAACAAAGGTTATTTAACCAAAGAACACATCGAAATGATTAGACTCTATGGCGCCAGTGAATACCATAGAAAATCTTTTAGGAAAGTGGGGAAATAAAATGTTAAAGGATGGTAAGTATAAAATCACATTTAAGACGCCAGTCGGTGAGGGCGGCGGCTTTATGATCATGGAAAGCGGTAAAATGGTAGGCGGCGACAGTGACTATATTTATGATGGATCCTATTATAAGAAAGGCAATGCCACCAAAGCAAGGATTCTCATCGATAATTATTCAGGAAGAAAAACCTCCATATTCGGAGCAGCAAAATACATCTGGCTTAAGGCTGTGTACAGCGAGACCAAGGACAGTAAGGGTTTCGCCGGCAAAGCCTTTGTTGTTGATGTGACTCCGGAAATACCTGGTGTCGAGGGTACCATGATCCCTCTTTTTGGCAAATTGTTAGACTAACAGGAGGCCATTGTGTCTGCTTGTGAAGAACACAAAAAATGTATAAACCAATTGTTTAGACCGAAGTTTTCTCTTCCAACCTGGATGAGACCGAAAGGAATGGGAGACTGCACGACATGCAAACCGTGCGAAAATAATACAGCGTGCACAGGGTTTTACCCTGCGCCAGGATTGCTAACAGTAACCGTAGGTGGTGAACATGCTGAGCCCGATGGAGATTTGGATGATAATAGTGGGGTTTGTGACGGCGATAGCGGAGATACCCCAGATCCTGAAGCTACTTAAGCGTAAGTCTAGCGACGACATTAGCTTGTTGGCTTGGTTTGTTATATATTTTGGACAAGTTTCTTGGTTTAGATATGGATATGACAACAGTAGCCCAAGCCTAATGCTCTGTAACGGTTTGAATATATTATTTAGTATTGTTATTATGGTATTATGTGTTATTTATAGTGAAGATTACAAGAAAAGACTTAATAAAACATAGTTTTTGTACTATAATAATGGTAGAGGGTTACCTCAAAAGGATAGGAGGATTACCATTATGATTCGAGCAACAGGAAACGAGGACAACAAGATAACTTACGAATGTGATTGTGGAACCAAGGGTTTTTGCCTAATAAAACCACAACCAGAGGACGCGGCGATTGTTCTGGATATTAAATGTCCAAACTGTGCACAAATCGAACGCATGGTTCTTTTGCAGTATAGCACAGAAGAGAATAAAGAAAAGCTTATGAAGAATCTAGATGAAGTTGATTTGTCTTGGTCTTCTATTTTAGAGAACGAAGTATTGGACACTGAAGAAAATTCAGACGAAAAGTAAGGGAGTTTCTGAAATGATTAAGCTCAGTAATGTCGAAACATCAGACAGTGGACAACTATGGATGGTAACACACATCGATGCAAAAGCAGCCGATATCCATGTTCGACGGGATGCCGCCACCGCTGAGAATGAACTAAGCAAACGTCTTGTGGCGTTAAGCAACGCAGTTAACAGTAGTCGTGACACCGATATGATTGAACAGGACATGAGAGAGTATATGCGTGAGGTGTTGTTTAGACATTATGTTGATGTTTTGTCCATAAATGATTATATATATGATGCGAGACAGGCGTTCATACAGTACAAACAGAACGTCATATTGGCTGGATTTAATATGATGTATAAGTATTACGGAGAGGTAGAGGAAAATGATTAGTTGGGATGAATATTTTCATGGGATCTGCGAAGCCGTAGCTAATAACAGTAAGTGTTACTCTCGCCAGATCGGAGCCATCCTAGTGAGGGATAAATCAGTTTTTTCGACTGGTTATAACGGCCCTCCACGCGGTGTGCCTCCGTGCAACCAACGCTGGTTTGAGGATGCAAATCTCTTCGAAGCCTATTGGGACAGTTTGCCCGACGCAGACTTAGTTCGCAAAAGTGATCCGGACGGTAAACTATTTAATTCAAGAATCAAAGACCAGTGCCCAAGGAGGCTCTTAAACCTGGCCTCCGGCGAGGGTATTGAATGGTGCCCAGCAGGACATGCCGAAGAAAATGCCATCTTGAACGCTGCGCGTATGGGTATTGAAACTCGAGGAAGCGCGATGTATATGACCTGCGGAGTTCCATGTGCGAAATGCCTGGTTAAGATCATCAATGCTGGTGTAGAAGAACTTATTGTAACAAGTTTCACTATTTACGATAAAACTACGGACTATTTGTTGAAGACGAGCGGTATAAAAGTCAGACTTTTTGACTTTATTTAAAAAAAATTCTTAACAAATCGCGGTCTCTGTACTATAATATAAGTAGAGGCGCTAAAGCCTCGCATATTATTTTACGGAGGATGTAAAACATGTCTAACACTAACTCTAACGAATGGAACTTTTTCCAACTTGAGCCGCATGCAATCGGCCACGATTGGGCCACTGGGTCTTCGTCGCACCAGATGAGAAATCTGGATATGAAAATGTCCAATTTTGGCGCACTTAGATACGGAACCAGGAGAAGTGACGATTATACGGGTATTAATTATGGCTTCAAGATGAAGGGCATTATGGAAGGCGCCGATGCTTTTGGCGTACATGACCTTCGTGGTACTGCACGTGGTTTTGACGCTGAATTTAATCCGAATCCTTATGTTTGGGGTTCCACCGTCAAGACGATTCGCGACGAACAGTTTGTAAGAATGGGTATGTCCATGGGTGGCAAGGACGATCTTATGGGTCGTGACACACCTAATGCGCAAATCGATGCGCCTGGGATGGACGTCTCTGACACACAGGCTTCTCGTGGCCCATGGGTCTCAGGCAAGAATTACCCAACTGAGGGATGGAGATCTTTCGGTGGAAAGTATGATTACCCAAGAGCTTATGACGGAACACTCAGGTAATAAATGATTGATTTTTGTACATGTGAGGAATGGAAAAATCTAAAGAGTAATCACAAAGACCTGTTTAAATATATACCTGAGTATGGGTGGATAATAAATTGGATAGAGTTATCCAAAGAAAGGGCTCATACTCAGGTTCATAAATATGGTCTGGGAATACAGTTTTGTCCGATGTGCGGTAATAAACTAAAATCACCAGATGGGGTGTAAAATCATGGTAGCTGATGGCGATAAAATACCTGAAAGTATAGCGATAAAGCTTTTTGACCAGGTCAAAAATTCTAGCGACCAGAATACTGAGGCTATAAAAGATTTAACGCGTGTAGTCGGTGATTTAACAAAGTGTATTGAAAAGCAGCCTGACCTTAATGACATGGCTTCTGTGTGTGTGACTAGAGGTTATGATTGTGCCGAGATGAAAAAGAACATAGCGTGTATAGGCAAAACCACTAAGAGTATAAAAGCACGCGTAACCACTATGATTGCGGTAGTACTTATAACTTTTAGTCTTATGACAATATCATACTTTTTCGTTAGAAGCACCGTGGAAAATATGACCAGGCAGATGATAACGGAAGAAATACACAAAATTCAGGATGTAGAGGGTGACTAAATGAAAAATCGACCTAGTGACGGGCAAGACGTTCTGGAATTTTTAGAAGAAAAAATTATGGAGTGGGAGCTTGATCGAGACGAGGCTAAGATTGATCATCAACGCAAGATTGTCGAGATCAAACGATTGGTGGAAAAGATAAAAGCCACCAATTGTGGTGCATGCGGATAGAAAAGGCTGGGATTTATGAGAATTTTGATTTTAGAGGACAGCACAGAAAGAGTCAAGTACTTTCTGGAAAGGTTCTCTGATTATGAACTTACAATTACAGAGAATGCACAAGACGCTATCATTTATTTAAATGAAGAGATGTATGATTATGTGTTTTTGGACCATGACCTTGGCTTGAATAATGGCAGCGGCTCCGACGTCGCCTCATATCTTGGCAGCGGCATGACAATAAATAGCGATGCTAAAGTAATAATCCACTCCTGGAACATCCCAGCATGTGCCTTAATGCTGAGACTGTGTCCGGGAGCTTTTGTTTTACCATACGGAAGTGATGCGTTTTTCGGACTGGAAATTTAAAACCAGGGCTTGTAGTTTAATATATAAGGTAAAGGAGGATAAAGTCATGAAAAATAAAGATCTTATTACTAGACCAAATGGCTCATTGAGCAGACTAATTAATTTTGATCGTTTACATGACATGGTTGATAACTTTGAGAGGCGTTTCTTGGATGGATTTAACGACTTCGGCATGTGGCATACCAAAGTTTTTGAAGAGATGCAGCCGAAGATGACGCTTCCAAAAGTCAACGTCATCGACGAAGATGATGCCTACAAAATTGAAGTTGCCATGGCAGGTTTTGGCAAAGAAGATTTAGAACTCGAGCTTAAAGATAACTGTCTTTTTATCAAACTTGAGCACCGAGAGGAGAATGAAGAAGAGTGTGATTACCTTCTCAAGGAGATTTCGAGTCGGTCTTTTCGAAGAGTTTTGCGATTTCCTTTGGAGATTGATGCGGCCGATGCCTCGTGTACGCACAAGGATGGTATTGCGACGTGCCGAGTAGGCAAGGTGCTTGAGGAACCGGATAAGGTTAAGCCGGTCAAAATTAAGGTAGAATAAACTAATTTTCTGCTACAGGCCCTGTTTTTATATACACAAATTGAAAGGAGAATAGATAGAATGCCATTACCGACACCGAGCAAGGACGAGTCACAGAACGATTACGTCTCACGTTGTATGAAGTATTTTTCTAAAGAGGACACGAAGTTGGAGCACAAACAGCAGCAGGCCGCATGCTTTGAGCGCTATAGAAAGTGGAAGAGAAATAGAAAGAAAAGAGCTAAAGCCAAGGAGAGGGCCAAGAGGAGACTACAAGAATCCAAAAGCTTGGTCAACGATCTGAAAAAACTCAAAGATTATTTTGACGAAAATTGGTCAATGGGAAAGCGCTCATGAAGCAGTGGTTTATAGGATTTAATGATTATTGGTATACCGGTACTATTTATTTAGAGAAAGTGCCGTGGCACATGGTTGCTGTTGAGAATCTGGTGATGTATATATGCGACACCATCAATAGGTTGGATATACCTATACCTAGGAAATGGCGAAAGGATTATGGTAATCTTGGTGGCGTCTTTCATGTGTTTGTTTGTATGAAGATCACGGATTTTGTTTCAAAAAAGACAGAGTCCAAAAGTATATCATTGCCGTTCTTTTTTCTGGAAGAAGAGTTTCCTTATGAGAATCTTAAAGACGATGTTTATGACGGAGAGTTCGACAAACAAAGAAAAAAGAATAAAAAATCGGCAAAAAAACTTGACAAAAGGTTCAGGCGTGCTTATAATAAGGTATTGGAGCACGAAAATTTGATCTTTAAGGAGAGGAGAAGGACATGATGCGATACGAAGAGTGTAACGAAAATTTAGTAGAGGTGTTTCTGGAGATCCTAGAAGATAGATTTCCTAATAAAGCACATCTCAAATACAAATTGGTTTTCGATACAAAAAAGAAGGTTAGTAAGGGCTGTTTCATTCTAGCCGACATCGCTTTGGCCAGTGAAAAAATTAAGTTTTTCACCAAGGACGACATTGCGGTGGACGGATACGACTACATTCTCACCGTCAACAAGAAAGCGTGGGAACTTGCTAGCGAGAAAGACAAGAGGAGAATCCTATCTCACGAAATGCGCCATGTATTTTTAGATGAGAAGGGCTCTGCTAAACTTATTGGACATGAAATCGAAGATTTCTACGAAGAAATCAGGCTGAACCAGGACGATCCTGAGTGGTCAAGGAAACTTGGACGTCTTGCTTTGGATGTATACGAACAAGAAAAGGAAATGAAAAAGGAAGTGAAGTAGCGGATATGGTGTTAGCGGCAGCACGCTAGCTTGCCGAGCTGGAGGGATGGGTTCGAGTCCCGTTATCCGCTCCATTAAAGGAGGAATTATCATGGCCGATGAAGAAAGAATTGAGCCAACGGAAGAGGAACTTGCTAAAATGGCAGCAGAATGGGAAACCTATGTCCGTGACGAGCTAAATTCGTTATTGGATATATATCTTCCCAACGCTATCGCCGGCAACGTAGGTATTAAGTATGCACATCCGGTCTTGGAAACTTACGTGGACGGAAGCGATGCAAAAATCGATGAAAAGGCGGCTGTTGGTGTCAATATTAACATCAACCTTCGTTTTAGAGGCACGGTAGACCTATCTGATAAGGAAGAATAATGCCTAAAAGAGGACTTATTTATTTTAGAGATGGTGAATTGCTTTACCAGAGCGGTGAAGTACGTGCGTATAAATTCATGGATAAACTCCATCTGGAGATTGGTCCTGGCCACAATCTTTGGGCAATAGAGACAGAGCTCGAAGATTATAT